CGAGTTTCGTCAGGCGTAGCGCTGAGCCGCCGCTTTCATGCGCTCGGGAAAGCGGGCGCACTGGACCGCGATCCCCCCAGCGTAGCGGCGCAGGGTTTCGGCCGGCCCGATCTTCGGATCGCTCCACACTGGTTCGAGCAAGGCGCGGTCGAAGTGTTCGCGGTAGGCGTCCGCGCCGTCGCGCTTGCCGAACGCCCCGCCCCAAGCCTGAACGCGGATGCGGCCGGCAATCTCGAACGCGGCGACGTGCACGCCTTCAAACTCCGCGTGGCCACAGTGGACGCCGGGGGCGTGTTCTTCGCAAACGTGCGTGCTCATGGTCTCATTCCTCTGTGTGGCGGCGCCCCTCACGGCGCCGGAAGCCTGAACGCTTCGATCCGGCGCGCCCTGGGGTCAGGAACGCGCCGCGCCGAAAGGTTCATGTGTGCGGGGCTCAGCGCTTGAAGGCGAGGGCGCAGGCGTCGAGCGCGGTGCGGAACGTGGCGACCGCGAGCACGATAACGAGCGCGGCGCAGGCGAGGGAAAGGGCGAGGTGCGCCACGGTTCAGGCCTCATAAAGAGCGACGGCGCCGAACACGACAGCGAACAGCCCGAACCCCGCGGCGAGCGCAGCGGCGAACATTTCGGCCTGTTCCTGCGTCATGGCGCCGACCGGCTGAATCGACGGGAAGGCGTAGAGCACAAGGGCGCATCCGAGGGCGCATCCGAGCGCGAGAAGGGCGGGAACGGCGACGCGGGCGAGCTTCATAGGGACTCCTGTGTTCAGCGGTGGAGGGCGAAGGCGCCCGGTGAAGGCCTACGCGCGCGGCGCAGGCCTTGGCCGGCGCGCCCTCAGCGGAGGCGTTCGGCAGCAATGCTATCGGCGAGCGCCATAGCCCCGGCGACAAGCGACGCCATAGCGTCGTTATCGGTGTGGTCTGAGATAAGGTCTGTGTCGTTGCCCCAGATCAGCGTGACGAACCCGGCGTAGTCGCCGCCCTTGCGGAACCGCAGGGAGTCCACGTCGGTCTCGCCCATGACGTCCCATATCGCCGCTTCGTCCGTTGATCGCGAGATAGCCCATTCTTCGCTGTCATGGACCGACACGGCATAGCCGGCGGCGAGCGCATCCTGAAGCAGCTTGCGGGCGATGCGGGTTTCAGTCTCGGGCCGTTCGGCGTACATGGTCTCAGCTCCTGTGTGGCGCCCCTCACGGCGCACGGTTGAACCCCGGCCTAGCAGGCCAGTTAGGCTGTCCCATATGACGGGACACAACGGAACTATAGGCGCTGATTGCGGGAAACGATAGAAAACAAGGGGCACCCCCGACCCCCGGGTCGAGTTGACCCCCCTCTCTATTTTATCCACTTTTCCCCATGTCTTTCAGAAGTCAGGCCGAGGATTGCGGGGGTGCGGGGGTTGTACGGCGTCCCAGACCCGGAAAAATCGCGAAGCCGCTGCGCGGCTGTCGGAGGTAGTCCTGCACCGTGGCGGCTGCGTCACCGGAAAGCCCTGGGCGGCCGGCGGCGTGGCGCGCCTGCAGCGGGAAATTCGCCGCGGGCGCTGCGCGCCTCGAGATCCGGTCCGAGCGCGCCGTTTTCAGATAGGCCGGGCCGGTTTCCAGATAAATCGGCGCGGTTTCCAGATCGGGCGGCCGGATTTCCGGATTCGGCGCTCGAGGTTTACGCGCGTCGACGCGCTGCGCGCGCTCTGCTATCAGGTCGGTGCTGCGGCGGCGCGGAAAGCAGACGCGCACGGTCTGACGCCATGACCCAGGCGATAGGGTGCTAGCCCCGAGAAGCGGCGTAGTAAGAGGCCGTTTCGCCAGCCGGAGTAGCGCCCGGCCCGCAGTATTTTCCAAAATTCGACCGCTGCGCGGTTCTCTGCTATCCGGTCCCGGGGCGGCCGTCGCCACGGCCCTGTGGTGCGCCGCAGGGTCGAAGCCTTCGGGCTTAGCGCCGCCCCGCTCCACTCCCGAAAATTCGACGCCTGCGGCGTGACGTGATAGCCGGGCCCGACACAGGGGAGATCGGGCATGTGCCAGCGTGAGGGGTGCCGCGAGGCGGCGAAGTTCGCACCGAAGATGCGGGTTCCGGCGCGGGGATGGTCGCTCGAGCACCACCGGCCGGCGGAGATGATCCTGGGCCTGCGCCTGTGCGCGCGCCACGCCGCGGCGTTCCGGCCGGATGCGGCGATGCAGCGGACGCTGCGCGAGGTGTTCGCGGCGCAGGGCCTGGCCGAGCCGGACTTCGACCGCCTGACGGTGGTGTCGGTGCGGCTGGACTCGCCGGAGTTCGCGCACTTCGAGGCGAGCTACGCGGCCGGCCCGCGCCACTAGGCTCGACCGGCTGCGCCGGACTGATACCGTCGGTCTCGCACGCGGCGATTCCCGCCGCACAACCTCACAGGGGGATCGGTAATGGTCAGATCATTCCTGGGCTGGGCGCTGTGCGCCATCGCCCTCATCAGCGCTTCCTTCGTCGCCGGCGTCGCCTGGGCCCGCGAGGCGGTCGACATCGTCTTCGCCTTCACCGCCGATCCGAACACCGAGATCATCGCGGCTCAGATCGTGGCGGTCCTGGTCGTGGCGGTGCTGGCGATCGGCCTGATCGCGGCGCGCGCCTTCGTCGAACGGCGCCTGCAGCGCCTGGACGACGAGCTCGACAGCATGGCGGGCTACAGCCGCGGCTTCACGCCGGGCTTCGCCTGCTGATCTAGGTCGAACCGAGGGTCATTCGAGGCCGGCGGGCGCGTCTCGCCGGCCTTTTTCATGTCTGCTACGCCTGTGCCGCACGGGAGACCCCTCGATGAAAAAGTGCGAAACGCACGGCGAAACCCTTCAGATGCGCGACCTGGGCCGTGGAAAGACGATCCCGGAGTGCCGGACGTGCGAGCGCGACCGCACCGAACGCCTGAAGGCCATGTTCGGCGAGTTATCGACCCCGGTCCGCTTTCCGCGGTGACCCGCGTCCTCGTCTGCGGCGGCCGCGACTTCGCCGACAAGGTGTTCCTGGTGCGCAGCCTCGATCTGCTGCACCGGCTGTACGGCTTTTCGCTGGTGGTGCAGGGCGGCGGGACCGGGGCCGACTGGATGGCGAAGAAGTGGGCGGAGTGGCGCGGCGTGCCGGAGCGCGAGTTCCGCGCCGACTGGAGCGCCGGACCCGCGGCCGGGCCGATCCGCAACACGAAGATGCTGCGCGAGGGCGCGCCGGACCTGGTGGTCGGCTTCCCCGGCGGCCGCGGCACCGCCGACATGCTGGCCAAGGCCCGCGCCGCGGGCGTGCCGGTGATAGAGCCCGTCCTGCGGATGAATGACGCGGGCCGCGCCGCGGCGGCGTAGGATAGCCGCCATGAGAAGCGGCTGCAGTTGGAACGAGCGGATCGAGACCGGGCGCGAGGCGCGCGGCCTGCAGGTCGAGCGGGCCTGTTCGCGCGGCCTGAACGCGGTCTATCACCACGGCCTGCGCGCGGGCGCGGACTATGCGGTGGAGGCCGGCGTCCACCGCCGCGGCGACGAATGGACCGTCACCTACACCTGGCGGCCGCGGGCCCCGGCGTTCGAGTCGCCGGGCGCGGCCTTTGACGAGGCGCGGCCGGACGCTTGACCGTCGCGGCCGACTCACCCAGCGTCCCGGCATCCCATCCGTGGCTCGCCACCATGTCGGGCGGTTCACCAACCGACAGGGCGCCGAAGATCCCGCGACTGCAGCGCGGAGTAGGCCTGGCCTCCGGATAAACGCCGTCGCGGCGACGCGGCGGAAGGGATGGACCGGCGATCTGGGGCGAGCGAGAGCCGGTCCGTTCCGAACCGAGATTCCTGAAGCGAAGCGACACGACGACCCCGGAGCGATACGGCTCCGGGGCGCGGCGCTTCCCGAATCGGCGCAGCTTGGCCCTCATGGCGGGCAAGGCGGCCAAGGAACTGTTCGAAACCAAGGTGGTGCGGCTCGCCGACGGGGCGATCCAGAACCCCCGGATCGAGCTGTTCGCCCTGCTGATGGCCGACGGCGTCACCCGGGCCGACGCCTGGCGGCACGCCGGCTACCGTGACGACGGCGGCTCCGGCCAGTACCGGATCCGCATCGAACGGACCGCCGAGTTCCAGGCGAGGATGAAGGACTTGCAGGACGAGAAGGCCGAGCTCGAGAAGGATCCGCTGTTCGGCGAGATCAAGTGGATGGCCAACCAGATGTGGCGGCAGGCGCGCTGCACCAACGACGCCGCCATGATGACCAAGGCCGCCGACCTGCGCTGGAAGATCGTCGACCGCGAGACGTCGCGTCTGCAGGCGACCGAGGGCGCGCCCGCCGAGACCAAGGGGCGGCCCGGCCGGCCGAGCCCTGAGAACCCGCAAGCCACGGCCGGCCTCGCCGACCTGACCGCGCGCCTGATGGAGCGGGGCCTGCCGGCCCCGGCGGCCGCCGCGCCCGGAAAACCGGCCCCGACCGTTGAGGCGGACCTCGGCCCCGACTACGGCGAGGCCGCCGACGACCTGCTGAAGCGGGCGTTCGGCTGATGTTCTGGGCCGGGGTCGCCTTCGGGTTCGGCCTCGGCCTCGGCCTGGTTCTGTTCGGCGTCGCGGGTCTGATCAAATGGGCGCTCGGGTGATCGCCTACTCCCGCCTCGCGCTCGGCGACCTGGTCTGCCCGATCGGCGCGCCGCATGTGCTGTGGATGGTGGTCGACGACGACATGCCCGGCGACGTGGTTTTCCACAGCGGCCTCGAGGAGATCGTCGTCGCCCGCGGCGGCGTGCCGGAACTGCGGATCCGCCGCGAGATGCTGCAGGTCGTGCGGCGGGCGATCTACCCCCGGTCGGTGTAGACGCGCGAATCGCCGTACCGCTGGGCCTCCCACGCACAGGAGGCCCCCATGGCCGAACTCGACACCCTTCCGCTCTACGACCGGGTCATCCCGGTGCGCGCCGCCCGCGTCACCCGCCTCGAGTACGACGGCCCGGCGCTGTTCGCCGTGGTGCTGGACGGCGGCGTCCGCGTGCCGGTGACAGCCGACATGCTGACCGAGATCGTTCCGCAGTCCGGCGACTACCTGCTGCTGGACGGCGACCGGATCCGCTTCGTCGGCCCGGCGTGGTTCGAGGCGCACCACCAGCCGCAGGCCGAGTTCCCAGAGGTCGAAGGCGTGCCGATGGGCCTGAACGAAAACCTGCCGGCGGCGTACCGCGCCCGGCTCGACCCGGCCTTCGTCCTGCCCTGCGCCGACATCGCCGAGGCCCACCAGGTCCTCGAGGAGGAGACCGGCGCTCACGACGAGGATCGCGACGCCGAGCTGCGCGACCGCGCGCTCGAGCTGGCGGTGCTGGGGGCCGAATTGGACGCCGGCGCCGTGATCAGCTTGGCGGCCCGGTTCGAGTCCTACCTGCGCGGCGAAAAGGAGCCGGCGCCGAGGCCGTCGGCCGTGCTGCTGGCCCGGCTGCGCGACGACCTCGAGCAGGCGAAGGGCGGCGAGGCCCGCGTCCACTACGCCGACCTGCGCGACGCGCTCCGCATCCTGACCGAGGCGGCGTGAGCATGGTCGACGCCGTTCCCCTGTTCGCCGCCTTCGTGGTGGCCCACCTCGTCGCCGACTACCCCGGCCAAGGAGACTTCCTCGCCCGCGCCAAGAACGCATCGGCCCCGATCCCGGGCGTGCCGTGGCGAACCATCCTCGCCAGCCACGCCGCGATCCACGGCGCGGCCGCATGGGCGGTGGTCGCCGTCTTCCTCGCCCTGGGCGGTATGGATCCGCGCGCGGCCGTGCGACTCGGTCTGGTCTTCGGTGTCGCCGAGGCCGGGTTCCACGCCACGATCGACCACCTGAAATGCTCCGGCCGGCTCGGCGCCGTCGGCGAGGGCTCGTTCAACCGCGATCAGATCCTGCACCTCGCCTGCAAGGCGCTGTGGACGGCGATCCTGCTTTGGGTGCTGCGGTGATGGCGGAACTTCACCGCTGCCCCGGCCCCTGGTACGAGCCGCTGCGGGCCTGGTCGCCGCCGGAGTCCTCGACCCGCGCCGCCATGCTGGGCTCGACCATGATCTGCCGCCTGCCCGGCCTGATCCCGGAGCCGCAGGACCGCCGGGATTTCCAAGAGGTCATCGTCACCGCCAAGCGTGCGATCGCGCCGTTCTACGACATCTCGGCGTGGGACCTGCCGCGATGAACCCCGTCCAGTTCCGCCTGGTCGACGGCTTCTTCAAGAAGGGCGGCGGCGCGCCGGGCGCGGCGCGGCGCACCGGCCACCGTTCGGACCAGCAGTTGTCGATCCGCTGCCCGGCCTGCGCCAAGATCGCCCGCTTCCCGATCGCGCCGCGGGTCGGGTCGCAGGGCCAGACCTGGACCCCGACCGACGGCCGCGCCGGCTTCGGCCTGGTCGAGGCGCTGGTGTTCCCGTGCGGCGACTGGCGCGGCTACCTGCGCGGCTCGGTTTTCGTGCCGCTCGACCAGGTCGAGGGAATCGCCGACCCTGACGCCGCCTGCGGCCAGACCCCCCCGTCCCCGTAGGCGGACGCGAGAGTAACCGGGAAAGCCCCGTCGGACCCCACCCCGTCCGGCGGGGCTTTTTCGTGCCCGCGGCCGAATCGGCCCAGCTTTCGGCGGGTTTTCCGAAACCGGCCGGGGGCCGCATGGGCGACTGGGTCTGGCTGCTGATCGGCGTCGCCGCCCTGCTGGGCTACCGGCTCGGCCGGGCGGACCAGGCCGAGATCACGCCGGACTTCGTCGACCGGGCGCGGCCGCCCCGCCCCGGACCCGCGGTCGATCCGTGGTTCCGCGACGCCCGGGAGTTCTGATGCGCCGAGAGGATTCGAGGTGGTGGGCCGCGGGCTACACCGCCGAGTGGTGGAAGACGCTCGACAAGGCGCACCGCGCCGCCTTCCTCGACGCGCTGTCGGCGCGCGAGCTCGAGGAGTTCGCCAAGGACTGGCGCATCTGGGCCCGCGACAAGCAACTGCCGCCGGACGGCGACTGGCACACCTGGCTGATCCTGGCCGGGCGCGGCTTCGGCAAGAGCCGCACCGGCTCGGAGTGGGTCCGCGACCTGGTGGAGAACCGCGGCGTCGGCCGGGTCTGCCTTCTGGGTCAGGGCGAGGACGACGTGCGCGAGGTGATGATCGAGGGCGAGTCCGGGATCCTGGCCTGCAGCCCGTCGTGGATGCGGCCGAAGTTCTACCCGTCGGTCGGCTGCGGCCACCTGGAATGGCCGAACGGCGCGGTCGGGTTCGTCTATTCGGCGGCCGACCCGGAGGCGCTGCGCGGCCCGCAGTTCGAGGCGGCCTGGGTCGACGAGCCGATGGCCTTCCCGCCGGAGGCCCGGACCAAGGCGATCTCCAACATGGAGTTCGGCCTGCGGCTCGGGACCAACCCGCAGCTGCTGTACACCACCACGCCGCGGCCGCACCGATGGCTGAAGAAGATCCTGGAAGACGCCAAGAAAGACGAAGGAATCATGATTACGCGCGGCTCGACGTTCGAGAATTCTGACAATCTGGCCAAGAAGTACCTCAAGAAGGTGCGCGACGCCTACGAGGGAACGTCTCTCGGTAAACAGGAGCTGTACGCCGAAGTGCTTGGCGACGAGGACGGCGCCCTGTTCCTGTCCGAGACGCTGGACAAGCACCGCATCCGCACCCCGGCCGGGGCCGACCCGGAGCAGTTCGCCCGCGACTTCGCCCGCAGCTGCGACCGGGTGGTGGTCGGGGTCGACCCGAACATGACCGCCACCGGCACGGCGCACGCCGCCGGGATCGTGGTCTGCGCCCGCAAGGGCGAAAAGCGCTTCGTGCTGGCCGACCGTTCGGTGAAGGGCGGCCCGGAGAAGTGGGCGCGCGCCGCGGTGCAGGCCTTCATCGACTACCAGGCCGACGAGATCGTCGCCGAGGTGAACCAGGGCGGCGACATGGTGCGCATGGTGATCGAGCAGGTCGGCGCCGGCGCCGGGGTCGACGTGAAGGTGGTGAAGGTGCGCGCCACCCGCGGCAAGCAGCGCCGCGCCGAGCCGGTGGCGGCCGCCTACGAGCAGGGCAAGGTCAGCCATGTCGGCGAGGTCGGGCACGACCAGGCGCCGGGCCGATTCTACGAGCTCGAGCGCCAGATGACCGCGCTGCACGACGGCTACGACCCGACCGGCGAGGACTTCGACCGGGCCGACGCGGCGGTCTGGGGATTGACGCGACTCAGCAAGAAGGGCGGCTCTGGCTCCAGCGGAGCCGTGAGCGGCATCTACACCTTCGACGATTTCGGGGCCGAGGAATGAGCAAGGTATCGACGGCGCAGGCCGAACTGGAACTCGGCGAGGCGGTCGACTTCGCCCACGGCCGCGGCCGCGACGGCTTCTACTTCGTCCCCGACCTCGACGGCTGGAACGGGCTGCGCAACCTGCAGCGCATGGCCGAGACCGACGAGACGATCGGGGCCATCCTGTGGGTGTTCGTCTCGACCCTGGCGCAGATCGAATGGAAACACGTTCCCTGCGTCAACGACCGCGAGGTCGGGCCGGACCATCCGGACTACGAGAGGGCGACGAAGTGGGCCGACTTCGCCGACTCCTGTCTCGACGACATGGAGCACTCCTGGGGCGAGCACGTCGAGGAGGCGCTGACCATGATCTGGGCCGGCTTCGCCCCGTGCGAGATCGTGTTCCGCAAGCGCGACGGCGAGACCTGCAAGTACGCCGACGGCCGCTGGGGCTACGAGGGGCTGTACCTGCGCGACCAGCACACCGTCGCCGACTGGATGAGCGGCCCGGACGGCAAGCTGACCCACATGGTCCAGCAGACCCTGTACCGGGGCCGCGCCGAGATCCCGGTGTGGAAGCTGCTGCATTACCGGACCAGTTCGGTGCTGAACAACCCGTGGGGCCGCAGCCTGCTGCGCAACGCCTACCGGGTCTGGACGCTGAAGCAGCGGATCCAGGAGTCCGAGGCCGTCGGCATCGACCGCGAGATGTGCGGGATGCCGGTGTTCGACGTCCCCGAGGAGCTGCTGCTGGAGGCGGAGAAGGTGGGGGCGGACGGCCGGCCGACGCCGGCGGCGGTCCGCGCCCGCGCCCGCATCGAGGCGGCGAAGGCGGCGGCGCAGAAGATGCGCTTCAACCAGGCCGCCGGTCTGGTGCTGCCCTCCGACGTGTTCGAGGACGCCGACGGCAAGCCGTCCGACGTGCGCAAGTACGACTTCCGGATCATCTCGAGCTCGGGGCAGCGTTCGATCGACGCGCGCACCGCCGCGCGCGACTACGACCGGGCCACCGCCCGCACCGTGCTGATGCAGTTCCTGCACCTGGGCGACCGCGCCGGCGGCTCCAACGCCCTGAGCTCTGACCAGTCGACGCTGGCGCTGCGCTCGCTGAAGTGGTTCGGCCGCAAGATCGCCGACGAGTACAATCGCAAGGCGCTGCGCCTGCTGTGGCTGATGAACGCCTCGCCGGCGAAGTACCGGCCGCGGCTGGAGATGGGCCGCATCGCCGACGAGACCATCGACCAGATCGGCCTGCTGGTGCAGCGCCTGGCCGACGCCGAGCCGCTGTTCGCCGAGGATCCGGCGCTGAAGGAGGCGGTGCTGGACAAGGCCGGCCTGCGCCAGGCCCGCCGCGCCGTGGCCGACCAGAAGCCGAAGCCGAAACCGGTCGAGCCGCAGCCCGGGACGCCCCCGGCCGCGAAGCCGCCGCGCGCCAAGCCGATGCGGGTCCGCTCCGAGTGATGTTCACAGCGGCCGCGCTTCAGGCACACTCCCGAATCAACGGAATTCGCCGCGGGGGCGTCAAATGAAGATCTTCGACCGCATCGCCAAGCGTTCGGGGCTGTACGTCAGCCGGCCGGTGCTCAACGCCGACGCCTGGGCGAAGTGGGCGGAGAAGTACGGCGTCCCCAACCCGGTGGCGGCCGCCGACATGCACGTCACGGTGATCGCCTCGCGGACCGACGTGAAGGTCAAGCCGCAGAGCCACACCGTCCAGGTCTACTCGACCGAGGGGCGGATCGGCTTCCTCGGGCTGGACGAGTCGGTGCTGACCTTCCTGTTCTGGGACTGGTGCCTGACCGACCGGAACTGGTTCTTCCTCGGCCAGGGCGCGGTGTCGGACTGGCCGGAGTACCGGCCGCACGTCACCCTGTCCTACGACGCCAAGGGGTTCGAGGTCTCCGACGAGGCGCTGGCGGCGATGCCGCCGTCGATGATCTTCGGCCCGGAGGTGTTCGCCCCGTTCGCGCCGGACGCGAAGGCGGTGATCGAGAAGGGCGCCGCGTTCGCCGCCGGGCCCGACCTCGCCGCCGCCGCCGTCGCGGCCGAGCCGGACCTGGTGCTGAAGGGGATCGACCCGATCGACCGGCAGACCCTGCTGCTGATGGGGCAGGGCGCGCCGCTGCTGCAGAAGTCGGCCGACCGGCTGTTCGCCAACCACGACGGCCTGCTCGAGCGCCTGACCAGGGGCCAGCAGCCGCAGACGCCGGAACCGAACATCTCGCGGGTGCTGCGCTCCGGCGACGAGGAGCGGATGGTCTACGGCTGGGCCAGCGTGTCGAAGATCAACGGCGAGAACGTCGTCGACAGCCACCGCGACGAGATCACCACCGACGCCCTGCTGACCCTGACCCACGAGATCATCAAGGGCTCCCGGGCGGGCAAGTTCGACCACGCCGGCGCGAAGAAATCCGAGATCGTCGAGGGCCTGGTGTTCCGCCCCGAGATCTGGGCCGGCATCGCCGACACGCTGGAGGCCGCCGGGGCGCTGACCAAGGCCGAGGCCGCGGTGGTGCGCAAGATCGAGTTCGAGGGCGCCCTGCTCGGCTTCCACTGTGCCGACGACGACGTCTGGGACGTGGCCAAGGCGTCCGACTTCGAACTGTCCATCGGCTGCGACGCCTTCGTCGAGCCCATCAAGGAGTAGCCGTCATGCCGAAGGCCGTGCGCCGCATCCTCGACGTCGATCCGAAGGGCGAGATGGAGGTCAGCTTCGTCCGTCGCGGCTCGAATCCCCACGCCAAAGTCTTCCTCAAGAAATCCGCGGACACCCCGTCGGAACAACCGGAGAACCAGAACATGCTGAAGGCTCAGCTGCTCAAGTCCATCCTTCTGGCCGGCGGCGCCGCCGCGGCCTACGTCGACACCCTGACCGACGAGTCGGCGCTCAACGCCCACCTCGAGAAGTCCGAGACCGACCGCCAGACCGAAGTCGCCGCCTGGGTCGAGAAGTCCGGCTTCGGCAAGGCGAAGGAGGGTGAAAAGACCGGCGAAAAGACGATGAAGGCCGAGGACATCGCCGCCATCGTCAAGTCGGCGGTCGACGCCGCCGTCGCCCCGCTGCAAAAGTCGCTGGACGACACCTCCGCCGAGCTCGCCGCGGTGAAGAAGGCCGGCGAGACCGTGTCGCTGCAGAAGCGCGCCGAGACCGAGTTCAAGGGCCTGGGCGTCGGCGTCGAGAAGACCGTCGCCGTGCTGAAGGCGGCGCAGGGCCTCGGCCAGGACGAGCGCGAGACCATCGAGACCGTGTTCCGGGCCCACGCCGAGATGTGCCGCATGAACGCCGCCGCCGTCGGCCACGCCTCGCTGCTGAAGAACGAGAGCTCGGCCACCGCCCGCCTCGAGAAGATGGCGAGCGAGCGGGCCGAAAAGAACGGCGAGGATTACGCCATCGCCTTCGGCGCCGTCTGCGCCGACCCGGCGAACGCGGAACTGGTCGCCAAGGCCGACGCCGAGGAAGCCGACATCCGCGCGGACGCCGGCGTCTAAGCGTCAACACAGGCCCGGCGCGACCGCGACCGGGCCGGATCAACATCATCGGGAACACCAATCATGCGTAATCCGGATCGCATCACCTCGCTGCCGGCGGACGCCGACTACTCGGCCACCGTCGCCCGCTTCGTCGCCGTCAAGAACAACGGCAACGCCGTGCTCTGCGGCAACGGCGCCCACGGCGTCGGCGTCATGTACAACAGCCCGGCCGCGGGCGAACTGGCCCGCATCGAGAGCGGCAACGCCGGGAACGAGATCGAAGTCGGCGCCACCCCGCTGGCGCTGGGCGACAAGGTGATGTCCGACGCCAACGGCAAGGGCATCCCGGCCGTCGGCGCCGGCGCCTTCTTCTTCGGTCAGGTGACCAAGGCGGGCGCCGCCGGCGGCATCGCCGAATTCATCTGGGCCCCCGGCTCGCTGGCCGGCTAAGCCCCGCGTAGCGCCCTCCGAAACCCCACGGATCCTTTTTTCGCCCGCAAGGGCATCCGACACGGAGAGCTCCAATGCCTCAACCCGAAGGTCGCGCGCTGACCCAGAACTTCACGCCGCGCCTCACCAACATGGCGATCAGCTTCCTGCCGAAGCAGACCATGTTCATCGGCCGTCAGGTCTTCCCCGCCATCGGCGTCGGCGCGCAGTTCGGCGAGTACAACGTGCTGCCGCGCGACGAATGGCTCCGCCCGCAGGCCAAGAAGCTGGCCAACGGCGAGTCGCCCCCGCTCGGCGGCTTCGCCTTCCAGAAGGCCACCTACTCGGTCGACGAGTACGGCGTGTCGGCGAACTGGACCAACCGCGACCTGAACAACGCCCAGGTCGGCGGCATCGTCGGTCTGGCCAACCTGAAGACCGAGTTCGTCACCTTCCAGGCGCACCTCTCGCTCGAGATCGACATCGCCACCCTGGTCCTGAACACCGTCTGGGGCCAGAAGCTGAACGGCGTCGCCGCCGGCGAGGACAACGTCACCACCTTCCGCAAGTGGTCGGACCCGGCCTCGGACCCGATCGCGCTGATCAAGCAGCTGAAGCTGACCATGCGTCTGCTGACCGGGTTCAAGCCGAACCGGATGCTGATGGGCGAGGCGGTGCTGAACGCGCTGACCGAGCACCCGGACCTGATCGACCGGGTGAAGTTCACCGGCTCCAACGGCGCGCCGGCCAAGATCAACAAGCAGTCGATCTCGGCGCTGTTCGAGATGGACACCGAGATCCTGGTCCCCGAAGGCGTGCAGAACACCGCCGCCCAGGGCGCCGCGGCCAACGTCCAGGACATCTGGGGCAAGAACGTCTTCCTCTGGTACGCCCCGGACGCGCCGTCGATCGAGGTGCCGTCGGCGGGTTACCGCTTCGGCTGGACCGGCGCGGCGGACTCCGGCGGCGTGGCCCCGCAACCGTTCGGCGGAAAGCTGAACAGCGAGGGCCTTTACATCGCCCGCTACGTCACCCAGCGTCCGGCTGCTGAATGGGTCGAATCGCGCTGGTACACCGTGCCCAAGGTGACGGCGGTCAACCTGGGCATCCTGCTGACGAACGCGGTGTAAGCCATGAAACGGAACGCTCTCCTCCCCTTCAACACCGGCGCCCAGATGATCGCCATGAAGCCGATCGCCTCGGTTTCGGGCCGCTCGTTCGGACCGGGCGACGCCTTCCCGTGGCGTCAGCTCGCGCTCGGGGAGCGAAGGGCGCGGCAGATGTACGAGGCGCGCATGATCGGGGAACTCACCCAAGAGAACCTGGCCGCGTGTCTTCGTGCCCTGCCCGAGGGGCGCGTTCCGAGGGGCTTCACCGTCGACGGCCTGAAGGCGATGGGGCTGGAGCTGCCGAAAGGCGCTCCGGCTTCGCCCGCCGCCGGGCTCCCGGCCGGGGCGACGCCGCACCGCGGCCGCTTCCTGGTCGAGACCCGCAAGGGCAACTTCCGCCACTACGACGTCTACGACGCGCAGGGCGGCCGGCTGAACCCGGGCGGGCAGATCAACGGCCTGAAGCGAGTCGACCTGTTCCTCGACGGGCTCGACGCCACCGCCGCGGCGGTGGAACAGGCCAAGCAGGTCCCGCCGCCGCCCGCCCCGGTCGAGGAGACCGCCGGCGAGGACGTAGCGGAAGGCCAGACGTCCGGCGAAGGCGGGACGGAAGGCGAGACGGCCGACGACGTTTCGTCGGACGCCGATTACGGCGACGAATTGACCCCGGGCGCCGATTCGGGCGCCTCTACGGCTGAGCAAGGGCCGGAGGGGCAAGATGGCGGTGACGTTCAACGCGGACCTGAGTGATCCGGTCAGCCGGGTCCGCCAGCTGATCGGCGACACGGACCCGGCCGCCGCCCTCGTCCAGGACGAGACGATCACGGCCTATCTGGCCACCCGCGGCGAGACGGCGACCGCCGCTCAGCTCGCGCGCGACCTCTCCATGAAATTCGCCCGCAAGGTCGACACCACCGTCGACGGCCAGGGCGTGCAGTATTCGCAGGCGTCCCGGCGTTTCGCCGAACTGGCCGTGCAGCTCGAGGCGCAGGCCAAGCGGGAAGCGGCCTCGACGCCGGCGCTCTCCGGCGCGGACTTCTGCGGCATCTTCGTCGGCGGCGCGACCGCGTCGGAGGTGCTGGCGCAGCGCGTCGACCCGACCCACCCCTCCAACGTCCCGCCGCCGGGGTTCTGATGGATCCGATCGCCGCCCTGATCGAGGCCAACCCGTGCACGGTGCAGGTTCTCCGCCCGGCGGCGGCGGCCTACAGCCCGGGCGCGAACTTCGACCCGAACGCCGCGGCCGCGCTGCCCGAGGTGACCGGCTCGCTGTGCAAGGTCGACGCCGAGGGGCTGGGCTTCAAGGCCGTCGCCACCCTCTACCTGCTGACCGCCGACCTGCCCGCCGAGGTCGTGCCGGAGACCTGGGGCGTGCGCGCGGCGGGGACCGACTACGTCGTCGCCCATGTCGCGCGGCGCTTCTTCGCCGGCGCGCAGAACGGCTGGAAGCTGCAGCTGCGCACATGAGCGGGGACACGGCCGCCGAATTCGCCCGCAAGACGCGCAGGATGATCGAGCTGCACAAGGCGCAGCAATGGGCGGTGGTGCGCGAATGGACCTTCTCGATCGCCACCCGGCTGGTGAAGCAGACGCCGGGCCCGCAGGAGGCCGACACCGCCGGCCAGTACCCGCTGACCGAATACGTCGCCACCGGCCGGCTGCGCGCGGGCTGGGACGCCGGACCGCACGCCCCGGCGTTCGTGCCGCTGATGGGCGTCCACCACCTCGAGGATCCGCGCGGCGACGCCACGGTGGCGAACATGAAGGGAAAGATCGTCGAGTCCCTGAAGTTCGAGCCGGTGCTGTGCCTGTGGAACTGGGTCGGCTACGGCTGGTGGGTGCACGAAGGCCTCGAGCGGCACGAGCACATCGGCCGGCGCCCGTGGGTGGAGATCACCGCCGAGCTTGAGGCCGGGCCGCTGTTGGACAAAGCTAAGCTGACCGTGATGACGGGAGGCGCCGGGTGACCGACGACAAGACCATCCGCAAGGCGTTCGAGCTGAAGCTGGCGCAGGCCATGGCCGCGGCGGGCTACCAGGCCGACGCCGCCCTGCCCGGCTGTCAGATCCGCTGGCCGGGCCTGGCGTGGAGCGACGCGGGCCTGGCGGTCTACGCGCGCCCGTCGTTCCACACCAGCGACCTGACCCCGAAGACCATGGGCCCGAGCGCCCGGGTCTCGACCCGCGGCATCTTCTCGGTCGGCCTGTTCGCCCGGTTCGGGCAGAGCCAGGACCAACTCGACGACCTCAACGCCGTGGTGCGCGCGGCCTACCCCTTCGGCACGGACCTGGCGGCGGGCGCCGTCAAGGTCCAGGTCGACAAGATCAACCTCGGCCCTCCGCTGGAGCCGCCGGGGTGGCTGTACCAGTCCCTGAGCATCATCTGGAGCATCGGAATCTGATGAAGACGAAGTCCACCGAGACCGCGGAGACCCCGCTGGTCGATCTGAGCCCCGCCGCCGAGACCACCTTCGCCAAGGTGCTGGTCGCCGCCGGCTCCAGCTACCCGCCGACCCTGGCCGACGGCCGCAAGGTGATCGTGCCGCAGACCCGCGCGCGCCTGGACAAGGACCCGGCCGCCGAGGGCGACTACGGCCACCGCCACCCGTCGGCGCTGCCGCCGCACGTCAAGGCGACCTACCCGAAGGGCGACGTCTACCTGCGCTTCGACGCCGCGATCGACTTCGGCGCCGTCGGCGCCGCGCCGGTCTACACCCTGGGCCGCGACTTCGAACAGGGCGGCACCTCCGGCCTGTCCGAGCACCCCGGCGCGCTCAACGTCGGCCCGGCCAGCCCGGTGTTCGCCGCGGTCGACCTCGCCCACAAGCTCGGCGCGACGGACGTGATCATCCACGGCCTGTCGACCGAGGAGGCGCAGGCGCTGGCCCCGGCCCTGGTTCAGGTCAACGCCCCCGGCTTCAGCGTCCGCCTGGTCTGAGCCGTCCAAGAAAAAGAAACCCCGCATCATCGCCCGCCCGTAGCGGGCCGTTCAGGAGAATAAGGCCATGGCTGCGGCGCGCGGCTCCAAACAGGCTATCAAGGTGATCAAGGAGGTCACGTTCGGCACCACGCCGGCGACGCCCACCATGATCGAGATCCCGGTCGTGTCGTCCAAGCGCGACCAGGCGATCGGACTGGTCGAGTCCGGCCAGATCCGCACCCACCCGTTCATCGACCGCTTCATCAAGGGCGTGCAGAAGAACGACATCGACATCGTCACCGAGATGCAGGACGACACCCACGACGTCCTGCTCGAACTGCTGGCGGGCGACGTCTTCACCGCCAACACGCTGAAGCTGAAGGACGTCCTGTCCAGCTTCTCCGGCGAGTGGGGCGCCACCGACCTGACGCTGTTCGACCAGTTCACCGGCTGCTGCGTCCGTCGGGCCGAGTTCGGCTTCCAGGCGGCCGAGGACGCCAAGGTGACGGCCACCTACGGCGTCATGGCCAAGTCCGGATCGCTCGACGCGGTCACCTCGCTGGCCACCACCACCACGCCGGCGCCGAACGTCGACCCGTTCGGCTTCGCCGACGCCACCGTGACGATCGGCGGTTCGGCGCGGCCGGTGACCGCCGGCAGCATCACCGTCGAGCGGCAGATCGACCCGCTGTACGTCCTGGGCCAGCGCACGGCGCGGGACTACATCCCGTCCACCGTCACCGTGTCCGGCTCGATCACCGTCCCGTACGAGGACGCGCTGGAGTCGGCCCGCCTGTCGGCGTTCGCCGCCATCCCGCTGGTGTTCAAGGCGGGCGACAACGGCGCGACCAACTTCCGGCAGTTCACCATCCCGGGCGCCTACTACGAGAGCATGGGCCGCTCGCTGCAGAACCGCGGCGTGCTGCTGCAGGAGATCAACTGGCGGGCGCGCTACGACTCGGCGAGCGGCACGGTGATGTCGATCACCCGGTCGGCCTGATACGGTCCCGATGTCGCCTGAGTCGCGGGCCTCTCCGGGGGCGCGCGGCTCGGGCGGCGAGGGCGTAAGGCGGGCGGCTGTTAGCGTGGGGTTTCCAGTCGCCCGCCGTCACTTTTTCAAACCCCGCGATGAAAACCCACGGGAGTTAACGCATGAAGCTCGGATCCGTTGCCGAGATCCTGAAGCCCGATCTGATCGAGACCGGGACCTGGTGCCACCTTCGCGACCCGACCGACGGCGAACCGCTGTTCGCGCAGGTCGACGGCAAGACCGACCGGAGCAAGCCGCTGCGCATCCGGGTCCGCTCGGTGCTGTCGGAGGCGTTCCAGAACCTGACCGACCAGCAGGCGCGCCGCGGCGCCGCCGACAACCGCCGGGTCAAGTCCGAGGCGCAGCGCCTCGAACTGGCGCTGAAGCGGATCCGCGACGACCTCCCGCAGAGCTTTTCGGTGCTGGCCGTCGATTTCGAGAACTTCGGCGGCGAGGCGCTGCAGACCCCGTCCGACGACGACAAGCAGGCGATCGCGCGCGCGTCGAACACCCGCTGGATCGCCGAGCAGGTCTCCGAGCACGCCGCCGACAAGGCCAACTACGGCGACGCCGCGGGAAACCCCGCCGCGGCCTGATCGAGGAACGGGCGGACCTGTTCAGGCTGGCCGAGGAACGCTTCCTCGACCGGGTCGAACTGGGCGGGTCCGCCGTCTCCGATCACCTCAAGCGCCTCGAGAAGTGGAAGGCGCAGCGGGCCGCCGAGGCCGCCCAGGCCGCAGGCGGGAAACCTCGCCGGCCCCGCAAGCCGAAACCGAAGGCCGAGCCGACGAACCGCCTGCTCTACCTGCTCGACTGGTACGACGAGCTCCGGGGCACGACGGAGGGCGGCATGGGCCACGGCCGGCTGACCCACAGCGAGATCCTGGCCTTCAGCCAGAACTACCGGCTCGATCTCGACGAATTCGACGCGGAGACGCTGATCCGGCTCGACTGGACCTGGCTCCGGTGCCGGCCGCAGCAACAGACCCGGAAGGGCCCGAAAGATGATGAAGTTTGACGCCGTCGCCGCGCTCCTGTCGCTCGACAAGCTCGAGCAGGGCGCGTGGATGACGCTGAAGGAGCCCGGCGGCGACGCGCCGGTGCTGGTCGGCGGCCGCCCGGTGCGGCTGAAGGTGCGCTCGACCCAGTCGGACGCCTACCAGCAGCTGCTGGACGAGATGATCCGCGAGGGGGCGAAGAAGTTGCGCGGCGATCCGGTCAGCCTGGCCGTCGAGGCGGGCAAGGCCGAGCCGGCGCGCAAGTTCGCCCGGCTGGTGACGGCGGTGGAGAACTTCTCCGGCGAGGCCCCGGGCGAACAGGTCCCGGCCGAGGGCGACCTGATCTCCTTCGCCCGCCTGAAGGAGACGCGCTGGATCGCCGACGCCGCGCTGCGCTTCGCCGACGACCTCGCCAACTTCCGCGCCGAATCGGCCTGATCCGTTAAGGTCGCCCCCGAGCGCTTTGCAAGGGGGCGACCGTGTCTGAATTTCCCACGCTCGGTCTGAAGGTCGACGTCAGCGAACTGGCGCGGTCGGAAGGCCTGGTCGACCAGTTCGGCGCCAGCCTGACCGGCCTGAAGGCGCAGGCCGACACCGCGGCCGCCTCGGTCGAGGCCAGCGCCGCGCGCATGGCCCGCTCGCTGAAGACCATCAACCAGGGCATGCGGGGCGAGGCGTTCGCCCGCCAGATCGGCGACACCACCACCGACAAGCAGATCCGCGCCATCCAGGACGCCATGCGCGCGGAAAACGACCTGATGAAGCTCCGCCGCACGGCGGAGGACGCGGCTCAGCGCGGGGCCGAGCGGACCACCGCCTTCCAGATGCGCATGGCGCGTCAGCGCGCGCGCGATGAAGCCGCCCTCGACAAGGCGGTGGCGGCGGAGCGGGCCGCCACGGACAAGGCGGAACTGGCCGAGTCCGAGTCGATGCTGCGCCTGCGCATGGCGATGACCCGGCAGCAGGCCGCCGAACAGATCGCCGCGGACCGGGAGGTGGCGGCGGCGCAGGCCGCGGCCGACAAGCAGGCCCTGGCCGAAGCCGAGGCGACGGTTCGCGCGCGCGTCGCGTTGGCGCGGCAGCGGGCGCGGGAGGAGGCGGCGACCGAGGCGCAGACCGCGGCCGCGGTGGCGGCGGCCGAGCGGGCGGCGCTGGCCGAGGCGGAAGCGACGATGCGGTTCCGCATGGCCATGACCCGGCAGGCGGCGGCGGCGGCGATCGCGGCCGACCGCGAGGTGGCGGCGTCCGCGGCCGCCGCGGCCAAGGCCGAAGACCGGGTCGCGGCCGAGACCCTGGCCTTCCGGATGCGGATGTGGAAGCAGCGCGGCGCCGAGGCGGCGGCGGCGGCGCGCGAGGAGGCGGCGGCGGCGCTGGCCGCGGAAAAGGCGGCGGCGCGCGCGGCGGGAGCGGCCGGGGTCATGGGGGCCGCCGTGCACGGCTCCTCCAGCAAGGTGCGCGAGAGCCTGGTGCTGGTGCGCGAGGCGCTGCGCGGCGACTTCACCCGCATGGCCGGCTCGGCGACGCTGTTGCTGCAGTACATGGGCAAGCTGGAGACCATGGTCGCCCTGCTGCTCAGCCCGGTCGGCCTGCTGACCGTGGCGCTCGGCGCGTTCGCCTTCGCGGCGGCCCAGGGCGCGGCGGAGAGCGCCCGCCTGAACAACATGCTGGCGGTGACCAACCACTGGGCCGGGATCTCGGCGGGCGGGTTCGAGAACCTGCGCGAGCAGATCCGCAGCACCACCGACACCGGCTTCGGCAAGATCACCAAGGCGCTCGACGTGCTGCTGGCCTCGGGCAAGGTCAACGGCGAGGCGCTGGTCTACATGGGCGACGCGGCGGTGCGCTTCGGCGAGCTGACCGGGCAGAGCGCCGAGAAGGCGGCGCAGGAGATGCTGAAGTGGGCCGACGCCCCGGCGAAGGCTGCGCTCGAGCTGCACGGCCTGACCGCGGCGCAGTACCTGCAGATCAAGGCGCTGGAGGAGCAGGGCCGCAAGCAGGAGGCGCTGACCGAACTGACCAAGGACTACGACACCTTCCTCAAGAGCCAGACCCACGACATGGGGCTGCTGGAGGAGGCGGTGCACGGCGTCGCCCTGGCCTTCGGCGACCTGTGGGAGGCGATGAAGAAGATCGGCCGCGAGAAGACCACCGACGCGCTGATCAGCGACACCGAGGACACGATCAACAGCATCCAGGCGCAGGCCGCGCGGCAGCGCGGCAAGCTCGACGCGAACCAGCAGGGCATCCTGCAGCGCGCCCGCGACAAGCTGGAGGCGCTGTACAAGACCAAGGCGGGCGAGGACGCCACCGCCGCCGACGAACAGGCCAACACCCAGCAGAAGCAGGATCTGGCCGGCAACGACGAATACATCCGGCAACTGGGCGGGTCGGCCCGGCTGGCCAAGAAGGAGATCGACGAGCTCCACGCCAGCACCGAGCGGATGCGTAGGTTCGCGGCCGCGCACCCGGAGGACGCGGCGTCGGTGGCGGCCTACCAGGAGCGGCTGGCGCGGCAAGGCCAGATGGAAGACTACATCCGCCACAAGTACGACAAGGCCGACTACGGCGGCGGCGGCGCGGAACGCACGATCGGCCGGCTGCGCGCCGAGGTGGCGGGACTGCAGAAGCAGGTCGACGACCTCGACTCCGACCCGCTGTCGGAGATCGCCGCCAAGATCCAGAAGGCGGGCGACGCCGCCGCGGCGCAGTTCCCCGCCAACCACGGCTCGGCCTACGCCGGGACCGCCGAGGCGTTCGCCCGGGCCAAGGAGGAGTTGCAGATCCGGCTGCAGCTGCTGGACGCCTCGGCCAAGGCGCAGCGCGCCGCCCAGAACAACGCCGCGGCGCTGAAGCTGGAGGCCGACGCGCGCGCCCGGGCCGCCGACGAGGCGGTGGCCTACTACGCCGCCAACGACAACTCCATCGACGGCTACGTCCGCATGGTGCAGGCGCAGGAGAAGGCCGAGACCGACGCGGCGGTGGCGTCCAAGGCGCTGGCCATCGCCCAGCGCTTCGGGGTGAACTCGGTCGACGAGATCGCCGCCGCCTACCAGAAGGCCACCGGCGTTTCGGCCAAGGCGGCGCAGGGCGTGGAAGACCAGGCCAAGGCCGAGCTCGCGGCGGAGGCGGCGACGATCCGCCTGACCGCGGCGATGAAGGACCAGCAGCGCGCCCAGGACGCGGCGGTCGGCTACGCCAGGGAGATCGAGGATCTGCGCCGCTACACCGTCGCCCTGCTGCGCGGCGCCGAGGCGATGGCCGAGTTCAACCGGCAGAAGGAGAAGCAGCAGGCCGCCGCGGCCCGGGCGCAGGCCGACTCGCCGTTGGCCAACGCCTACAACGGCATGACCGCGTCGCGGGCGGTCGATTACAAGAACGACCTGCAGTACCGGTCCATGCTGGCCGAGCGGCTGGCCGCGATCCAGGCCGAGACCGACGACCTGCGCCTGACCGCCGACGAAAAGGATCTCGGCTTCAAGGAACTGGTGCAGCAGTACCTGCTGGCCCACAAGGGCGCCACCCAGGAGCAGGCCGAGATCCAGGTGCGCGCCGACCTGCGCCACATCGTCCTGATGAAGCAGGCGCTCGAGGTGGTGCGCGCCACCACCGACGAGATCCGCCGCGCCTTCATCGAAACCGGCCGGCTCGACTTCAAGAGCCTGAAGCAGAACCTCGAGCGCCAGTTGCGCAAGGCGGTCTACGACGGGCTGATGAAGCAGCCGATCGACGTGGCCGTGAACGCCGTGGTCAACGTCGTCACCCAGGGCATCGAGCGGCTGGTCGCGCAGCTGAAGGCGGCGGTGAAGGGCGAGGGCGACGGCCAGGGCGGCTGGGCCGACAAGCTGGGCAAGCTGTTCGGCAAGGTGATGAACTCCAAGGTCCCAGGGGCCTCGGACGGCCAGACCGTCGGCCAGTTCGCGGGCAACATGTTCGCCGGGATGCAGGCGGGCCAGCAGGCCGCCGACATGTTCGGGATTCACGGGTCCAACAAGGGCGGCGGCAAGGGGCAGCAGATGCTCGACATGGCCGCGGCGGCGATCGGCACCTACTTCGGCGGCCCGCTAGGCGCGGCGGTCGGCACGCTGATCTCGCGCGTCGTCGGCAAGGCGATCCTCGGCAAGGAGTCGAACCACGGCGCCTACGCCAAGTTCGACGCCACCGGCGGCTACACCATCGTCGGCGACAAGGCGACCGAGCAGACCCGCGCGGCCGCGGGCCAGATCGGCACCGCCGTCGGCGGTCTGCTCGACGCCCTGAAGAAGGTCGGCATCGACGCGGCCGGAGTGATCAAGGGCATCGACATCGGCTCGCGCGACCCGACCCACATCCGGCTGGCCAACGGCATGGACGTGCGGTCGAAGACCGGCGACGTGCAGGCGGCGATCGAGGCGGCGGGCAAGGCCATGCTGCAGTACGCCCACTACGACGACCCGCGCGAGAAGGCGCTGGTCGACCAGATGATCGCGGCCAACAAGAGCTTCCAGGACATCGTCGACAAGCTCGACCAGTTCATCCAGGCGCAGAAGGTGCCGGGCGACCTGAAGCTGGCGCTGCTGAAGTACACCGACCCGACCCAGTACGCCCTGCAGAGCCTGCAGCAGCAGCAGGTCGACCGGCGCAAGCAGATCCAGGCCTACGCCGACCAGGGCTTCTACACCCCCGAGCAGCTGGCGGAGATCAACTCCACCCTGTCGGCGCTGGAGAGCTCGGAGATCGCCGACGCGCTGGCCCAGCTGGCCACCGGCGCCGACGGCGCGGCCGCGTCGCTGAAGCAGCTGCAGGACGCCCAGAAGCAACTGGCCGAGTACGTCGCCGGGCTGAAGACCGGCGCCCTGTCGCCGCTGTCGCCCTCGGCGCTGCTGGCGGAAACCCAGGGCAAGTACCAGGACGCGCTGACCAAGGCCCAGGGCGGCGACCTGAGCGCGCTGCAGAACATCTCCGGGCTGTCGAACGACTATCTCGGCGCGGCGCGGGCCTACTACGGCTCCAGCCAGGGCTACGCCGACATCTTCGACAAGGTGTTCGGCCAACTCGACGCGCTGTCGACCCAGCCGATGCAGGACCCGTTGATCGGCGCGCTGGAGACCCAGGTGCAGAAGCTGATCGACGCCCTGCACCAGGACAACCTCGACATCATCCACGCGCTGGGCGGCACGCCCGGCGCGCCGGCGTCGTCGCCGCCGCCCCCGCCGCCGAGTTACGACCCGGCGCTGCTGAAGCTGGACAGCCTGGCCGAAGAGCTCGCCTACGCCATCACCCACAACATGTCGTTCAAGGAAGTGGTCGACGCCGTCGCGGCGGCGCGGGCGGCGATCCAGCAGCAGACCCAGGCGGTGGTGCAGACCACCGAGGCGGGCTTCTCCAGCCTCGCCGACGCCACCCAGGCGGCGACGACGACGCAGGCGGCGCTGGCCGGCGGCCAGGTGGCGGCCTGACATGGCGTGGATCGCGGAACTGACCGGCTACGACACCACCGCCGGAGCCCTGAAGACCCTGCGGTTCGCCATGGGCGCGGGCGTGGCCCTGCTCGACAGCTACGCCCCGTCCGGGCTGCTGAAGTGGTCGAGCCCGTCGCAGAAGCTCGACGTCGGCAAGGACGGCCGGGTCGCCATGTCGGCCGACGCGGGCGAGGTGACGATCCTCAACGCCCCGGCCGCGGTCGACCAGCCCGGACCGTGGGACGCGCTGGCCGACTGGTCGTGGCGCAACCGCAGCGCCAGGCTCTACTGGGTCCCCGCGCTGGACTGGTCGGCCCGGGTGCTGACCCAGCAGGGCGTGCTCGAGCAGCCCGTCGCCGACCTGCAGGGCCGGACCCTGACCTTCCGGCTGCGCGACCCGCGCGCGGCGCTGGACGTGCCGCTGCAGCCGTCGAAGTACGCCGGGAGCAACGTCGGCCCGGCCGGGATCGAGGGGCTGGCCGACCTGAAGGGACGGGCGAAGCCGGTGCTCTACGGCCGGGTGTCGAACATCACCCCGCCGCGGGTGAACGAGAGCCTGCTGATCTACCAGGTGGCCGACAAGGCCGCGACGGTGGACTGCGTCCGCGACGGCGGCACGGCGCTGACCGTCGGCACGGTGCGGGCGAGCCTGGCCTCCATGCAGGCCAACGACCCGGGGCCCGGCAAGTACGACACCTACGTCGGAGCGGAAGGCGCGTTCTTCCGGCTCGGCTCGGCGCCGCAGTTCGCCCTGACCTGTGACGTCTATGAAGGCGCCACGGCGGCCGACCGCACCCACGCCCAGATCTGGAAGCGGATCCGCAAGGAGCGGTGCGGGAACGTCGACGCCGACCTGGACGCCGCCGCGCTCGTGGCGGCCGACGCGCTGGACGCGGGCGAGGCCGGGTTCTGGTGGTTCGAGGATGCGAGCCGGCGCGACGCGCTCGACGAGGTGCTGGGCGGCTTCTCGGGCTACGAACTGCTGCAGCTGAACCAGACGTGGACGATGGCCAAGCTGGTGGCCCCGAGCGGGTCGCCGGTGATCGAGCTCGAGCAGTTGACCCCCGCCACGAAGCTGAAGGCGACGTCGCGCAAGCTCACCGGCCTGACCCGGGTGCGGCCGACCTACCTGCCCGACGGCGTGCCGCCGTACCGGGCGAACGTGAACTGGGGCCGTAACTACACGGTCATGGCCGAGTCCGACTTCGCGGGGGCCGCGGTCCAGCGGCTGCGCGACAAGTTCGCGACCGACTGGCGCACCGAGACGGCGACCGACCTGACGGTGTGGAACCCCGCGACGCTGACCGGGCCGTGGCCGGACGCGCCGGAACTGACGATCGACACGGGGTACGCGGTCGGCGTCGACGGCCTGACCTGTCCGGCCGCCGCGGCCGAGGCGACGCGCCTGCTGACGCTCTACGGCGGGGCCCGCAGCGGCTATCAGGCCGGGTTCGTCCCCCGGGCGGGCGACATGATCGCGCCGGGCTCCGTGGTGAAGCTGAAGCATCCCCAGTACGGCCTGTCGGGCGGGTTGCTGTTCCGGGTGCTGCAGTCCGGGTTCGTGCTGTCGGGTTCCAACGAGGTGACCGCCGAACTGGTGCTCGGCCTCGGAATCTCGCCGCCCGCGGCGCCGGCGGTCGTCCCGAACTACGCCTTCGTCGGCGCGGCGCAGACCGCGCTCGTGCCGGCCGGAAAGACGAGCGCCACCGTAACCATGTGGGGCGGCGCGGGCGGCAACGGCAACTGGTCCTCCGGGGCGTGGTCGGGGGCCGGGGGCTATGTGCAGGCGACGTTCCCCGTGTCGCCGGGCGACGTACTGAAGTTCGAGGTCGGCGGCGGCGGACAGGGGGCGGCGCGAAACGCCAACGGCGGCGCGGGCGGCTGGCCGGACGGCGGCCCCGGCGGCAGGGGCGACAGCGGGTCGGGCGGCGGCGGCGGCTCGTCGCGCTTCTACATCAACGACGTGCTGATGGCCGTGGCCGCGGGCGGCGGCGGTTCCGGCGGACTCGGGGGCGCCGGTTCGGCCGGGGCCGGCGGGGGCGCGACGGGGCAAGCCGGGTTTTTCCCGGCGTCCTCCGGCACCGGGGGGAGTCAGGCGGCCGGCGGGTGGGACGCCAAGGACACGAGCAACGCCAACAAGACGGGCCGCTCGATCGTCGCCTTCCCCGGCGCGCAGCGGACGGGCGGCTTCGGCAGCGCCAACGGCGATCCGACCACGCTGTCGACCGACGACGGCGGCGGCGGCGGCGGCGGCTACTGGGGCGGCGGCGGCGGCGGCGGCGATTCCTGGCCCGGCGGCGGCGGGTCGTCGTGGACGCACGCCAGCGCGACCGGCGTCACCAACACGGCGGGCAACCGGCAGACCCCGGCGGGCTCGCCGCCCGCGGGGATCGCGGCCGGCGTGAACTCCGCCGTCAACGGCCCCGCCGTGCCCGGCGGCGACGGCTACATCAGCATCACGCTGAGCTGACGACTCCGTTTATGCCTCGCTGCTGAACGAGGAGGCGGGTCGATGCGGTCGGGGGCGAGCTTTCCCAGCTGGGCGGACCAGGCGACGTGGAGCGTGCTGTCCGGGACTGCGGATCCGCTCTTTCCGCCGAGCAACCTCGCCGACCTCGCCTCGCCGCGCAGTCCGGCGGCGGCGACCGACACCGGCGCGCTGTCGCTGAAGTTCGTGCTGCCCGCGGCCCGGTCGATCCGGTTCGTCGGGCTGATCCACCACAACGCCCCGGCCGGCGCGACGCTGCAGCTCAGGCTCTACTCGGACGCGGCGCAGACCGGACTGCTCTACGACACCGGCTCGGTGCTCGCCTGGCCCGCCGGATCGGCGCCGGTCTCCGGCTATCCCGCGGTCCGGCCGATCTTCCTGCCCGCCGCGGTGGCGGCGTTGTCGGGCCGGCTCGACCTGGCCGCGCGCGCCGACGGGACGCCGTGGGCGGTCGGCGGGGTGGAACTGTCCGGCTGGTACGAGTGGCAGGACGTGGCCGTGCCGCGCGCCGTCGGCTTCGACCCGCAGGCGGTCAGTTCCGATGCGGGCGACGGGGTGGCCCACGTCACCCGGGCGTGGAGTCCGCGCCAGTTCGCCGGCACGCGCGAACTGGTCGACCAGAGCGAGCTCGAGACCACGGCGCTGGACTTCCAGCGGGAGAAGCGGCTGAGCCGTCCGTTCGTCTGGGCGATGGATCTCGACGACCCGGCGACCTGGGCGCGGGAGTGCGCGCTGGTGGTCAACGAACGGGTTCCGCCGGGCGTGGTCTACGACTTCGGGGCCGGGCGCAGCGCCTTCGCCTTCCGCGAACATCTCGGTTGACCTGCGCCGTTCGGGCCGAATCGGGCGAATTCTGAGCGGACCACCGCGAGGAGCCCGTCATGGCCATGCAACTGTCGACCGGCGTCCGGAACGCCCTGCTCGACGCGATCGAGACCCAGATCGGCGCGGGCGCCCGCCTGCAGATCTGGTCTGGCGGCATGCCCGCCACCCCGGCCACCGCCGCCACCGGCACCAAGCTGGCCGAGTTCGCCCTGCCGTCGGACTGGATGGCGGCCGCCGCCGCCGGATCGAAAGCGCTGCTCGGCACCTGGTCGGGGACCGGCCTGGCCGCCGCGGGGGCGGGCACCAACGCCGGCTACTTCCGGATCACCACCTCGACCGCCTCGCAGACCATCGCCGAGATCCAGGGCACCATCACCGTCACCGGCGGCGGCGGCGACATGACGCTGGACAACATCTCGATCGCCCAGAACCAGACCGTCGTGGTCAACAGCTTCACGCTGACCGCCCCGAACCCGTAAGGAGACCGCCCGTGAACCTGTCCGAAAAGAAGGCCCGCCTCGAGACGGCGATCCGGAGCTTCTCCGAGCACGTCGACGAAGACGCGTCGGTGCGCATCGCCGGTCTGAACAGCGTGAAAGGCTTCATCGACGGCGAGATCGCCCGGATCGAGGCCGACGTGCAGGCCCGGATCGAGGCCGCTTTCCCGGCGGAAGCCTGACCCCCGGCGGCTCGTCCGCCCTCCTGACCTGAGCGCCCATGCCCACCGCCGTCATCGCGATCACCTTCGCCTCGATCGGCACGAAGGGCGCCAGCGTGAATTTCACGCTGCCGGCCGACTACGCCAACGACGGGACCACCACGGTAGAGGTCGTCGGGGCGGGCGCGCGCGGCACCAACGGCGGCGCCACCTTCGGCGGCGCAGGCTCCAACGGCGGCTCCTACGCCAAGGAGGTCAACGTCAGCCTCGGCACGCCGGGGCAGACGATCACCGTCCAGCTGGGCGACCACACCCTCGGCTCGGCCGGCGGCGCCCCGACCGACACCTGGATCAAGGACGCGTCGGGGACGGTCAAGGCGCTGGCCCGCGGCGGCGGCAGCGCTACCGCCATGGTCGGGTCCACGACGTTCGCGGGCGGCGCGGGGGCGGCGCGCAGCGGCTCGGGCGGCGGCGGCGGCGGCGGGGCGGCCGGTCCGAGCGCCGGCGGCGCGGCGGGCGCCGTCTCCAGCACCGGCGGGGCAGGCGGCAAGGCCAACGGCGCCACCGGGGCCGGCGGCGCGGGGGGCGGCGGCGCGGGCTCCACGGCGGCGACGCTGTGGACGACCACGGCCACCACGGCGGGCGCGATCGCGTCGGGGACGAACCTCGGCGTCGGCACCGGCGGCGGCGGCGGCCTGGGCGACGGGAGCAACGGCGGCGTCGGCGGCGACTACGGCGGCGGCGGCGGCGGCGGCGGCTCCAACATGCTGGCCGGCGACGGCGGGCGCGCGCTGATCGTCATCACCTACACGGCGCTGGCGACCCGCACCGCCGACCTGAGCCAGACGCTGGGCGCGGTCGGGCTCGCCGCGACCGGAACGGTTCCGGACGGCGCGGCGCTGAACAAGACGCTCGGGCCGGTCGCCCTGTCGGCGGATTCCGCAGTGGTGACGCACGCGGCGGCCGCGATCACGCTCGGCGGCGTTACGCTGGCCGCAGCCGGCGTCGTGGCCCGCAGCGCCGACGCCGCGATCACGCTCGGCCCGTTGACGCTGGCCGCGGCGGGCGTGGTCAAGACCGGCGGCGCGCTGTCCGTGACGCTGGGGGCGGTCGGACTGGCCGCCGCGTCCTCGGCGACCGTGCGCGCCGACCTGGCGAAGACGCTGGGGGCGGTCACGCTCGCGGCGGCGGCGACCCATGCGGTGAACGGCGCGCTCGCCGTCACCCTGGGCCCGATCACCCTGGTCTCGGCCAACCACGGCGTCTCGACCGCCTTCGTCGCGGTCGAGGGGGTGCGGACCGGCGTGGGCTGGCCGTCGTGGGCGGCGGAGGCCGTGCACACCCCGGCCGTCGGGACCTGGGACGCCGGCTACCCGCTGCAGAACCTGTCGGACCTGGTGGCGACGTCGAAGGTGGCGCGGGCCTCCAGCCCGGCGCAGAAGGAATTCAGCAGCGTGCTGCCGCAGGGCCGCCCGGTGCAGTTCTTCGCGCTGGTCGGCCACAACGTCACCAACCCGGCGGCGGCGTTCCGGATCATCGCCTTTTCCGACGCCAACCCGGATCCGGCGGGCAACACCGCCGCCATCGTGGCCGACACCGGCGCCCAGCTGTTCTGGCCGGCCGGGTCGGCGCCGGTGTCCGGGTATCGCTCGGTGCGCCCGGTGCTGCTGACGGCGCCGGTCACCGCCCGGTCGTTCTACGTCGCGATCGCGGCGGTGGACGTCGCCCCGGAGCTCGAGGGGTTCGAGATCGCGTCCTGGTGGGAATGGCCCGGGATCGGCTACGGCTTCACCACCGGGGTCGACCCTTCGGGGCAGACGAAGGCGTTGCTGGGCGGCGGCGCCGCCCCGAGCGACGGCTGGGCCCCGCGCGTCCTGTCCGGCGAGATCCCGTACCTGAACCTCGGAACGGCGGCGACCACCGCGCTGGACTTCCAGCGGGGCGCCGACCTCGACCGGCCGTTCGTGTTCGTCGACGACGTCTACGCCGCGGCGCGCTGGGCGCGCTGTTGCGTGCTGGTGCGCAACGACCGGGTCGCCGCCCTGACCGGCGCCGCCTACAGGCACGACCGTTTCGCCTTCGAATTCAGGGAGCACCGGAAGTAGATGGCCAACGCCGACTGCATCCCGGCGACGTTCGAGACCGTCGACGCCACCATGGTCGCCCCGGCGGTGACGCTGACGGCCGCCACCGCCACCTCCGGCGGCCAGTCCGACCCGGTGATCAACGCGACCTGGTCGGCGATCGCCAACCCCTACGTCACCCACGTCGAGTTGCGCTGGGTGAAGACCGGCGGCTCGACCTACCGGACCCTGAAAGTCCCGAAGGGCGACCTCGGCGCCGTGCTGACCTCGCTGCTGGTCACCACCCAGTACGACGTGTCGTGGCGCGCCGTCGGCGACGGCGTGGTCGGGCCGTGGAAAGCCCCGGTGGTGCAGGTCACCACCCTGACCGTCCAGAAGTCGAACACCTCCGGCACCGCCGACGGCATCGTCGGCCAGGGCACGATGGCGACCAACAACTGGACCGTCTCGGCCACGGCGCCGCCGAGCCCCGCCGTCGGCGACCTGTGGATCGACACCTCGACCACGCCGTTCAAGCTGAAGCGCTGGAACGGCACGATCTGGGATCCGCAGGCCTCGCTGAACGTCGGGGTGCTGGCCGACCTGAACGCGATCAGCACGGTGCACATCAACACCGGCGCGGCGGTGCGCATCACCGCCAGCCAGGATCTCTCGTCGAGCGTGACCATTCCGTCGGCTACCGGCCACGCGCTGTTGAAGTCGATGAACTTCACCGTCGACGACCCGTCGTCGAAGATCACCGTGGTCGTGTCGTTCTACTACTGGTCCAGCAACGCCAACGAGAGCCACTTCTACCTGAAGATCGGCCAGACGGCGCCGGTCTGGTCGACCAGCGGCAACGACGTGATGACCAACGCCGACGATCACTTCATCCAGGCCGGGATGATCGGTCTGGCCACCGCCCACCTGACCTTCACCGGCCTGCCGGCGGGGACCAACACGCTCGAGGTGTGGTGCAACTCGATCGGCTCCGGCTCGCACACCAACAAGGCGCAGGACACTTACTTCAGCGTCACCGAGGACAAGAAGGCCGCATGATCTGGTTCCGCCTGAGCGCTGACGGTCGGGTCCGGTCGATCGAGCGAATGGACGCCCGCGACGCCGTGCTGAACCTCGGCGCGGGCGAGGCCCTGCTGGAATTCGACGCCGACGCGCCGTACCGGACCCATCGCTGGGACTGGGATCGGCGCGAATGGGTCGATCCGGCCGAGACGCCGGACCCTCACGACTGGCGGTTCATGCGCCGGACCGGCTACAGCGAACTGATCGGCGACCAGCTGGGCGTGCTGATGAAGCTGGCCCGCGCCGGACTGGACGGCCGGCCCCCGAGCCCGGAGGATCGCGCCGAGTTCGAAGCGCTCGAGCGCCGCATCGCCGAGCTGAAGACCGACCACCCGAAGGACTGACCCCATGCTCGTCTCGCTGAACGGCATCCACCCGACCCGCGCCGCGCTGATCGCGGCCGCCACCTACGGCCAGTTCGCCCATTTCGAGGCGCACCACCGGGAGCAACTGGCCGAGGCGGTGATGCAGACGTCGCCGGTGGTGCAGATCGTCACCGCGATGGAAATCATGGCGGACGCTGGGATCGGACTGGCGCCGCACCTGCTGTACCAGTTGGCCGCCTGCGTCGCCGAGAACGACTTCCACGGCAAGGGCGCGACGGCGCTGCAGATCATGCAGGCCTGTCGGGCGTGGGCCGGCGAGTTCGACGCGCCCAACCCGTAGTGTCCGGCGGCGCCCGAGACCCCCAAAAGTGGTGGCGCCAACGCCGGAACTCGGAAAAAGTTCCCCCCAGGAGCGACAGTGAGTCGGGGACGGGTAGATGACGGCGCGGGCGAAACCGGACTCGTGGGCGCAGTTCCGGACCGCCGTCCGGGAATGGTGGCATGTGATCGCCGCCGCCTCCCTGGGGCTCTACACCCTGGCCAGCCTCGCCGCCGACGCCAGCGCCCGCATCGACACCAACGCCCGCGACCTCGCCGCCGAGAGCAAGCGCCTGTCCGAGCTCGAGCGCAGCTTTCCCGAACTCGACCGCCGGCTCACCCGGATGGAGGCCAAGCAGGACGCCTCCAACGACGCGCTCGGGCGCATCGAGCGCCGCATGGACGAACCGCGCCGCTGATTTGCCTAACGGCGCCGCCTGACCGACCCTTCCGGAGGCGATTCGCTCCGGAAGGCCCCATGACCCCGCAAGACCTGCAGCGCGAGCTCGGCGTGACCGTCGACGGCGCGATCGGACCGCGCACCAAGGCTTCGATCCTGAAGGCGCTGGCCTGCCCGGATCCGCGCCCGCTGACCGAGATCGACGTCGCCCGCGCGGCCCACATCCTCGACGCGCCGAGGGAAAACGTCTGGGCGTTCTGCGACGTGGAGAGCGCCGGCCGCGGCTTCCATCCGGTCAGCCATCTGCCGATCATCCTGTACGAGCCGCACGTCTTCCACCGGATGACCGACGGCCGCTACGGCGACGATCACCCCGATCTGTCCTACCGGCGCCCGGGGCAGCGGCCCTACCCGAACAGCCAGGCCGCGCGCTGGGACCAGCTGCTCGCCGCCGTGGCGCTGGACGTCGACGCCGCCCTGCAGAGCGCCAGCTGGGGCCTGTTCCAGGTCATGGGGTTCCAGTACGCCGAACTCGACTTCGACTGCCCGTGGGCGTTCGCCCTGGCCATGGCCCGGGGCGAAGGCGAGCACCTGACGATCTTCACCCGGCACGTCATCGCCAACCCGGACCTGCACGCCGCCGTCCGGAGCGGACGCTGGGCCGACGCCGCCCGCCTGTTCAACGGCAAGGACTACGCCAGGAACCATTACGACCAGCGCCTGAAGGCGGCTGCAGACCGGAGGCTCGCCGCCTGATGCTCGGGTTCCTGTTCAGCAAGCCCGCCAGCTACGTCCTGATGGCCGGCTGCGCCGTCCTGGCGCTGGCCGCGGGCTGGGAGAAAATCCGCGCCGACGACCTCGACCTGAAGATCGCACGGGCCGGGATGAAGGCTTCGGAGGCGGCCCGCGGCGTGGAGCACGCGCGCGCCGACATCACCGACCGGATCGGCGCGAAGTCGGCCGCCGCCCAGGTCAAGATCGAGTACCGCACCCGCACCCTGATCCGGGAGGTCCCCACCTATGTCACGCCTGCGACTGACGCTCATTTCGGCAATCTGCCTTGGGGCTTTGTGCGCCTGTACAACGCCCAGCTGTCCGGCGCCGACCCGCTTTCCATCGCCCCCGGCCAACCTGATGACGCCCCCTCGGACGTTGCTCCCTCTGCAGCCCTCGGGGTCGAGCTCTCAAACCTCGGCTCTTGCCAGGCCGACCAGCAGCAGCTCGCCGACCTCCAGGGATGGGTCGAAGAACAGCGGGCGGTGAAGTAGTCGGCGACTCGCGGTATCCGAAGCGGGTTCCGGACCCCTCCGGGGCGTTTCCTCCTTTGACTTGCGGGCCCTCCAGCCGGGGGGCCTTTTTTCTTGCCCGCGCCGCCGTTCTCCGCCGCCGCCCGATTCGGCCTTACGGTCGCCGCACCAACAACAGGGGCGTACCCATGAAATTCCTCAATCGTCTGACGGCCCTGGCCGTCGCGGCCCTGGCGCTCGCCGCGCCGACCCTGGCCGAAGCCGCCGCCAAGGTGCGCGTCGAATGGGTGCAGTCCGTCGCCCAGGTCGCGCCCAACCAGCCGGCGTCGGTGTACGGCGGCGAGACGCTGACCGTCACCACGGCGCAGTCGACCGCCGCCGCGCCGTCGTTCGGGTCGCCGACCTCCGGCGGCTTCGCCCGGGTGACCGTGCTGTCCGGCGCCGCAGTGGTGCTGGCCGGCGAGACCCCGATCGCGACCGAGACCACCGGCGTCCGGCTCGAGGCCGGGCAGGAGAAGCTGATCGCGGTGCGCCCCGGGTGGAAGGTGTCGGCGATCGAGGCCGCGGACGCGCCGTCGAGCGCGGCCCTGCCCGCCGGCGCCGCCACCGCCGCCAACCAGACCTCGGCGAACACCAAGCTCGACCAGCTGCACGCCGACTTCATCGCTCCGACCCCGGCGGGCGAGCTGCACATCGGCGAGGTCGGCGGCAACGCGATCACCCTCACGGCGGCGCAGACCGTCACCGCGTCCTCGGCCTACACGTCGGGGCAGGCGATCGGCGGCCTGATCACGCTGTCGAACGCCGCGCGGGTGACCAACGGCTCGGGCCTGATCCAGTCGGTGCTGGTCGACACCAAGTCGGCGCAGACCACCTCGACCGACGTGGTGCTGTTCAGCGCCAACCCGTCGGCCTCGACCTGCACCGACAAGGTCGCGTTCAGCGTGGCGGCGGCCGACTTCGACAAGGTGATCGGCGTCGCCCACGTCACCGACTGGACCAGCCTCGGCACGCCCTCGGTCGGCCAGGCCCAGAACCTCGCCGTCCCGTTCGCCCTGGCCTCGGGCTCCACGATCTACGCCTGCGCCGTCACCCGGGGCACGCCGACCTTCTCGTCGACCTCCGACGTGACCGTCGCGGTCCGTATCCTGCGGAACTGAGCCATGAAGATCCTCGCCCGCCTGCTGGCGGTCCTGGCGGTCTGGAGCGGGCTGTTCGCCGCCCCGGCCGTCGCCCAGGTCGTGCCCGGCTCGCCCGTGCACGTCGCGGTGCTGAGCCCGCCCGCCCCGTTCGCGCCGACGGCGGCGCTGGCGATCGACTTCACGCGCGGCAAGTTCCGCCAGGTCCGCACGCGGACGAACCTTATTCAGAACCCGACGGCGTCGGGCGCGGTCGCGGGCACGCCCGGCACGTCTCCGACCCGGTGGACGCTGCAAAGCTCGGCCAACGGCCTTTCGAGGCAAATCGTCGGTACGGGTACGACCGCCGACGGCCGAGCCTACATTGACGTTCGTTGGTTCGGGACGGCGTCGGCTACGGGCGTGACGAGCCCTTTGTTCGAACCAACGAACGCCATCGCGGCGGCGACGGGGTCCGTGTGGACCCTCGGGGCCGACGTGGCGATCGTCGGGGGCAGTACGTCAACGCTGACCGGCCTGACGCTGCGGATCGCACAATACGGGGCGGGATCGACGTACCTTCAGGAAAGTGCGGGTTCGGTCGTTTCGATCCTCGGCGCTTCCTCGACGCTGACCCGGTACACATACACGGGCACCGCAAGCAACGCGGCCGTCGTGAACGTCGTCCCGTATTTCCAATTCACCTATAACAGCGGCGCGGTTGTCGACTTCACCATTCGGATTGCCGCCCCTCAATTTGAGGCCGCCCCCGCCCCGTCACCGTTCGTCGTCGGCTCCGTCACCGAGAACGTCGTCGCCGGCATGAACGGCTCAGCCGCCGACCTCGGCGGCCTCTACGGTTGGAGCTTCAGCCGCACCGGCTCCGGCCTCGCCGACAGCACCGCCGGAACCTACGCCACCTTCGCCACTGGCGCCCCCCGGATCACGGACCGGGGCTTGCTGGTCGAGGAGCAGCGGACGAACCTTCTGCCGTACAGCGACCCGAACAATGCGACCGGCTATTCCGACACGTCGGCGACGTCGGCACCCGGCGGCAGCTACGGACCGTTTACTGGCCGGATTGTTACGGGCCAAGGTGCCACGTGGCACCGCCGAGGGGTGACCGGTGCTGGGTCGCTCGCGAGTGTCACCAGCGGCACGACGTACAGCTTTCTCGTTCTGTTCAAGCCCGGTACTAGCGGGAGGATCCGGCTCGAATTTCGAAACACGGCCGGCACGGCTGGTTCCGCGCTCCGGGGGCCTGTGGCTAACCCGACCACAGTTGAAAGCTCGGCCTATGGAACCATCACCACAACGGGCGTGACGCAGCTTCCCAGCGGGCTCTATGCGTGGTCGGGAACATGGGTGCCGAACGCGACCGGCAACATCGGTGCTGGATCGGGCGTAGGCCCCGACAGCGCCATCGTCGGCGAAACCGTCGAGTTCGTTCACTTCCAGCTCGAACAGGGAGCTTTCCCGACCTCGCCGATCGTCACCACGGGGGCGAGCGCGACGCGGGCGGCGGATACGGCGTATGTCTCCGGGCTCGGCTTCGTATTCTCTGCGCCGTTCACCGTGTTCGTCGATGCTGACATGCGCGCCATCGACGGCCTCTCGCGCAAGCTGTTCGTGCTCGGCGACGGCACCACCAACAACCGGGCACAGGTGTACCGGAACGCCACCAACGGACTTCAGATTGCGTGGAGGATCTCCGGCGTCGATACGTTCTCGGCAGTCGTGCCCGGCTTCTCGGGTGCGAAGCGGGTCAAGGCGGCGTTGACCTGGGACGGGTCGGCGCTCTGGCTTACCGCCAACGGCGTCGATAGCGGACCTGCGGCGGTATCCTTGCCAGCGCTCAATCGCCTGTCTCTGGGCGACTGGTCTGAACAGTCCAGCGGCCCTTGGAACGATCCCATTCGGTCGGTCGTGGTCTACCCGCGCGCTCTCTCCGCCGCCGAGCGCATCGCGATCACGTCGGGAAGCGGCCCCATCGCCGCCAACGACAACCACGCCGCCCCGCTCCTCTGGGCGGCGGCTTGAAGGAGGGCGCGATGATCAAAAACTCGAACCTCGACCGTCTCGACCCGGACCCGCTCGGCCGGCCGCGTTGGAACACCAACCCGACGTTCCTGGCCGAACACCCGGAGCTGCAGCCGTTCGTCGTTCATCCCGCTGTGTACGAACGGACGTGGCAGGGCGATGACGAGGACGCCCCCGCCTACACCGTCGCCCTGCGTTTCGATACGCCGGAAGCCGAAGCGGCGGCGCTGGCGGCGTTCGTCGTGGCCGAGGGTGATGCGTAGGGCGATCGGCTGGGGCGCCGTGCTGCTGGTCGGCGCGGCGCTCTGGGTGGCGCTGCTGCGCCTGATTTGACGGGGAGCGGCCCGGGGGACACCCTCGGGCCGTTTCCACGAGTCGCGGGGGCGGCCATGAAAGACAAGCTCGACATCCACCTGGCGCTGGCCATCCTGCTGTTCACGATGTTGCTGGTGGTGTTGCTGGTGGTCTCGTTCCACGAGATCCCGCTGGGCAACAAGGACGCCTTCACCATGCTGCTGGGGGCGATCCTGACCTTCGTCGGCGCCGTGGTCGGGTATTACTACGGAACCAGCAAGCAGAGCGCGGCCAAGGACGCGACCATCGCCGCCCTGTCCGAGAAGCCGTAAGGCGCGACTCGGCGCATCCTCCCGGCGTCACAGGAGGACATCATGGACAAGGCGAGACTGTACGCCCTGGTGCACACGGCCGAGGGCGAGGCCAAGGAGTTCTACGGCGCGGCGTCGCGGTTCATCGTCTCGCACCCGAAGCTGAGCGCGGTCATGGCGTTCTGCGCCGGACTGGCGGTCGGCGCGCTGATTTGACCGAATCGGCGGAACGGCGTTCCCTGTCGGCGCGGATGCGTCGGACAGCGGGACCTCCTCCCGCCCCGGTTCGAGCTGTGCGGCCCCGGTGTGCGACCACCGGGGCCGTTTCGTTTCAGGGCGTCTCGAGCAGATGCGCCGGGGCGGCGAAGGGATGATCGGCCGGACACAGGTCGAGCACGAAGTCGGCGACCTTCTCGACGGTGCGGGGCCGGACGCCGACCACCTTCATCAGGCCGACGCCGGGCACGGCGAGGAACACCTCGGAGTCGGGGTCGGCGGACAGGCGGTCGGCGAGATCTTTGGCGCGCATGGCGGGGGTCCTGTGCGGGGTTGGGCGGCCGTCATAGCGGAGCCGCTGGCGGCCGCCTAGCAACCTCGCCTAGAGCCCGGCTCGCTCATCGCCGGCCAGCACGGCGGCGATCTTCAGCACCTGGGCGCGCAGCTTCGCCGGAAGACCGGCCATGATCTCGGCGAGCCGGACGCCCTCGCCGCTCTCGATGAACTGCAGGCTCGCCGACGGCATGGGCCTGCCCCCGTCGGCGCCGAGCAGGTCGAGCGGAGTGACGCCGAGCTTGCGGGCGAACAGGACGAGGCTCGAGCTCGAGACCCGGTTGGTTCCGCGTTCGTACTTCTGCGTCTGCTGGAAGGTGACGCCTACCGCGGCGCCGAGCTCGGCCTGGCTCAGGCCTGCGGCCTTGCGGTAGGTGCGGATCCTGGCGCCGACCTCGCGGTCGATCCGGTCCAGATCTGCCTGAATGGTGGCGGCGGGTACGTCGTCGAACATTGGCGAACTCTTTCCTGTGTGGGGTTACAAACCGACGGCGGCCTCGATGGCCGCGCGTCGACACCGCTGCCAGGCGAACCACGCCCGGCCGATGTTCTTCCGCGTCGGGGCGCGCTTCATCGCCCGACGGCAGGCGGCGAGGTGCCGCCTGAATTTCAGGGGGACGGCGGGCCAGTGGACCCCGCAGACCCACTGTTCGTCGCCGGCGATCGGCGGCTCGCCCTTCCTTTGGCCGCGGGTGCGCCGACAGCCGAGCACTTCGCAGGTCAGGCGCAGGGTCATGCGCCCTTCTCCGCGGCGGCCAGCGCCACGCGCGCCAGCGCCTCAATGTCGACGAAGCCGTCGACGTCGGCTCCGAAGTTTTCGTCGTCCACCGAAGCGGAGCAACCGGCGGCGCCGAGCGTGTTCTGACGCCGCATTTCGTCGGCCAGCGCCTTCATCATGCGCTCCAGGTCGGCGGTCTTCCGCGCCCGCTTGGCCCACCACGCCTCGCGCACGGCGCGCCCGAGATCGGTCGGCGAACAGTAGGCGGAACCGCCCTCCTCGCGAAACGTGACCAGCCCCGCGTCGGCCAGCTTGCGGCCGTAGAAGTCGCGCCAGTCTTCGACCCACTCACACTCGGCCTTTCCGGTGGTGAGCCCGCCGCCCTTCCAGACGATCCAGCGCTCTTTCGCGCCGGCGAACAACCCGAGGAAGGCCCCGCGCTCGGTGGCGTCGAGCCCATCGAGGAAGGCCAGGCCGGCGTCGATCTCGTCTCGACTGATCATCGCGCCGCCTCGAAATAGCGCGGCTTGCCGGTGGCGGTGACCGGCGGGCCTTCCTTGCCCGCCTCGCGGCAGATCCACTGGTTGGTGATGGCCAGCGCCTGCTCCAGCGAGTTCAGGGTCAGGGCGTGCCAGGCGCGGATCAGCTCGTCGCGGCTGCGGCCGGGGAAGGCGCGCATGATCTCGGCGACGTGGGCGCTGTCGTCGCGCATCTCGCGCAGGCGGCGCATCTCGGGCAGGGTGAACAGGGTCATTCAGCCGTTTCCTTGGCGGCGGACTCGATGAGGTAGGGCCGGATGCGCTCGGCAACGGCGGCCTGAACGAACCAGTCCGGGTGTGACTTCTTCAACTTCTCGACCGCCTCCGTCACGGCGTCCTCGGGATAGGCGGCGATCGCGACCGCGGTGACGGCGCGGATCTGGTTCCCCTTGGTCGCGGCGATCGCGACGGAATAGGCGCGTTTCTTCACCGGGGCGTTCATTCAGGCGTTTCCTTCGGCGGGCGGCATCTGAGCGGCGGCGTCCATCATGGCGAAGGCGGACCTGGCGCCGTCGAGCACGACGTCGAGCATTTCGGCGCTCGGCATCTCGCCCTTCACCGCCCAGGCGAACGAGGCCGCCCCGGCGATCGCGCCGCCGACGAAGCACTCGGCGGGCATGAAGCCGAACGTGGCGGCGAAGCTCTCGCTGTGCTTGACCAGCACGCCGCGCACGGCGTCGCCGACCAGCCTGGCCAGATGGGCGCGGTCCTCCGGGCTCATGTCCTCGGCGCAGGCCGGGCGGGCGTCACTGAGGGGCATGGCGGGTCTCCAGTTCGGCGCGGCGGCGGCGCATGGCGGCCTTGGCCAGTTCGTCGACGCGGTTGTTCACCCACGTCCGTCCGGCGCCCTCCTGGTGGGCGCGCACATGCCGGACGAACAGGGTCAGGGTGTGTTCGCGCTCGAGTTCCACGATCAGCTTCAGGGCCGCGTGGTCCCGCAGGTAGGCGGCCGGACGCTTGGCGACGGGGACCGGCTCGCCGCCGACGATGCGCCGGTCCTGCGCCCGGGTCGCCTTGCGGATGATCGCCAGCGCATCGAGCCGGTCGGACTGGATCAGCACCGAGCCGCCCGGCTTCAGCCGGCCGTGGCGCACGGCGAGATAAAGGCCGTTGGCGACGGCGATCAGTTCGGCCTCGCCTGCGCCGCGGGTGGTCTCACGGATCGCCGCCGAGTGGGTGACGCCCGCCTCCATCTCGGCGTTCTTCATCCACACCGCCCAGCCGGCGACGCCGGTGTGCTGGCAGTAGGAGGCGTCGGTGAACAGCGCCAGGTCGGCGTGCGCGGGCAGGGTGCGGTCGCGGTTCTTGCGGGGCCGCCTCATTCCTCGCACCCTTCGCAATAGCTGCACGGCGGCGGCAACACGGCGCAGCGGCAGCGGGCCGGATCGAACGTCGGCTCAACGACGGCTCCGACGCTGAAGCCGCCGTAGGCGTTCGGGCCGGCGTCGACGACGCGCAGCTGGACGGCCGAGGCCTCGTAGCGGACGCCGTCGATGTAGATCACCCGCCAGCGCCCGAACTTGTACGAGTAGCGGCGACGGCCAGCGGCGGCGTTTCCCCTGTGCTCGAGGCGGAGCAGGCGGCGGCGGTTGTAGGTGCGCAGGCGGCCCTTCACGACACCGACCCTCCGCAGCCGCCCGCGCGCGGGTCGTGGCGCTCGTCGCTGGTGACGGCGCGCGGCTCGACCCACTCGGCGCAGACGCCGCACCACCACAGGCCGTTGTCGCACTCCCCGCAGGGCGGCCGTGGGTGGGTGCTGCAGGAGCAGGGTCGCGGCGCTTTCGGCGTGAGGACGGCGCCGACGCTGAAGCCGCCGTAGAGGTTCGGTCCGGCGTCGACGACGCGCAGTTGGGGGGCGACCGGGGCGTCGATGCGGAACTCGACCACCTGAACGATCCCGACCACCTTGCCGCCGACCCGGATCTCGCCGTGATCCAGCACGGGACCGATTATACCCCAACCAGCTTTCGGCGGGTTCAGCATCCAGTCCTGCGGCAGCGTGAACGGCACGCGGCGGATGCGCTTCGACGACCGGCGCGGCAGCAGCCTGTGGATGCGGATGCGACGCTTGCGGTCCTCGATCCGTTTCCGGCGGCGGTTGTAGGTGCGCAGGCGGGCCATCAGAACCCCCACGCCCGGCCGAGATCGCGCAGGATCACGGCGGTCGGCTTGATCATGTCCGGCGACGATAGGACCATCATCATCAGGTCGATCTGCACGGCGCGGCCGTTGTCCAGGTCGACGATCACGGCCCGGCACCAGTCGAGCGGCCGCACGTCGATGCGGCCGTTCAGCGATCCGATCATCTGCATGTCCGGATCGTCGAGCCTCCGGGCGGCGTCGGTGCAGATGGCCACCAGGTTGCGGAAGGCGCGCACCAGTTCGTCCATGTCGCGGGGGCCCCAGTCTTCGTCAGCCTCGATCGTCGCGGCGTAGGCCATCTCAGGACTTCCCTCTCTTGAGCGCGCCTTCCTGTTCGAGCAGCGCGTCCAGCGCGGCGTTGTAGTCGTCCCAGCGCGCCGAGGCGTACGGCGCGCCGGTCAGGGCGTCGCGGCAGTTGGAGTGATGGGCGGCGACCAGGGCGTCGAGGCCGTGACGGCCGTAGTGACCCGGGTTGGCCTCGACCCGGCGCAGGAAGGCCCACGGGTCGGACTCGATCAGCGGGCGCGCCGGACACACCGAGATGTGGGAGGCGTGGTGGGTCCACCAGCAGGTCCGCTGGCTGACCCAGATGCGCCCCCGGGGGCCGTGCATCTCGAGGTCGCGCTTGATCTGCGCCAGCGTGAGGATGCGGTCGACGTGGAGCTCAGCCATGGTCGCCCTCCGCCTTCGCGACGACGATGCGGTCCGGGTGGACCTTCTCGGCCAGTTCTGACAGCGGGTCGATGCGCTCGTGCTCGCCGTCGGTCATGCGCGGCACGGCGATGGTCGGGCCGCACCGCTCGATCCAGCGGGCCGCATAGGCTCGCCAGTCGTCCGGGGTGGCGGTTTCCACCTCGGTGAGGGCGTCCGCCTCGGCGACGGCGTCCGCCAGGTCCGGGCGAAGCTTCAGGACCGCCGCCCGCGCCTCGCGGCCTACGCGCGGCAGTTGGTGCGTCCAGACCGGGCCGTCGGCCATCCAGCTGGACACCTCGTAGAACACGTCCGCCCCGCGCTCGGACACCAGCACGCCGGTGATCACCGACAGCACGTCCGCGGTGGGAAATTCCTTCGTTTCAGCCATCGGCGTCCTCCAGCAACATCAGGCCGCGGGCGACGACGCGCTGGTCCCAGGACGAACGGGACTCGGTCCAGCCGCCGTTGGGAAGCGCGACCCGCACGATGGCGGCGTCGGCCTGTTCGATGGTCAGCAGCGTGCCGTTCTGGATCCAGGTCTGGCCCGCGCGCGGCGGGGTCTGCAACGCCCGCCGGCGCATCAGGTACATGCCCAGCAGCAGAAGCGCGCCGCGCCCGAGCCGGTAGAGGAGGAACAGGGCCGCCAGCGCGATCAGCGTCCAGCCGATTATGGTCCACGGGTTCACGGTTTACGCCCCCTGCGTTGCGAGTTGACGGCGCCGGTCGAGTTCGACGCGGGCCCAGTGTTGAACGTCGGCGTCCATGCCGTCCTTGCGCAGCACCCACGACAGGAAGCCGTGGTCGACCTCGCTCCACGGCTTGCCGCGCCAGTCCTCGCCGATCGGGCAGACCGGCATGAACACCGGCTCGCGGGTCCAGACGAGCATGTCGTTCACCGAGGCGACGCCGAACCTGAGCATGGCGGCCAGCACATGGGCGGTGACGTAGGCGTCCGGCCCGGCCCGGTGCGGCGGCTCGGCCTTCCGTGGGTCGAGGTCGAGGCCCAGCAAATAGCGGCAGGCGTGGTTGTTGTGCGCCGGCCACTCCGGCCACACCCGCTTGGCCACCTTGTAGGTGCACAGCCAGCGCGTCTCGCCCAGCGCGGCGTCCAGCCAGCTGCGCTCGAACTTGGCGTTGTGCGCCACCAGCGCGAACGGCGTGCGCTGGTAGGGCATGTCGGCGGTCAGCAGGCGCACCACCTCCGCCGTGCACGGGGCCAGACCGTTGACCATGCGGCCGGTGACGTGGTGAACCGCGCTGGCCTCCGGCGGGATGCCGCCCGGCGGGTTGAACAGGATGTAGTCGTAGGACTCGCCCACCGAGGCGGTGCGCGTGTCGCTGTCGAACCACACGTCGGTCCAGCCGAGTTCGACGATGCCGTCGCAGGGCTCGGGGGTGGGGTCGACGCCGACCGTCTCGAGGTCGACGACGCGGAACAGGATGTCAGGCAACGGCTTTCTCCTCGGACAGGCGGCGGAACTCGACCACCCACACCCACGGGTTCGCGTCCCAGGAGCCGGGGCCGTTGATGGCGTTCCAGAGGTGGCGATAGCGCTTGGCGTGGGTGTCGCAGTCGGTGCAGTCGACCTCGCGATAGCCGAGGTTATCCCCAAGGCTTCCGTGCAGGCCGGTTCCCCCGCACGTCGGGCAGATCGACCAGTCGTGATCTTCGCGCTCTGCCTCCGGCGGCTCGACGCCTTCGGCCTTGGCGTCCGCCTCGCTGATCGCCTGCAGCCGCTCCACCCGCACGCCGGTGATCTCTAGCGTGATCCTGGAGGCCCAGCGGGGCATGTGAATGGACGGATGGCGCCGGGGCCGGTAGGGCCACGCATCCGCCCTGTCCGCCCATTCCTCGCCAACCGGGATCGACGGCCGGTTCGGCAGGTCATCGCCGTCAGCCGGATAGCCGATGCAGACTTCCAGACCGCGCGGCCCGTGCTGGTGATTGACGTAGTGCCACGTCTCTTTGCACCACAGCCGGTCGCCCGGCTTCCCATACGGGCAACGCGCGATCTCCTCCTCCCCGGCATAGTTGAGCAGCCGATGGCCGGCAGGGATCGGCGAATAGGCGCCGTCGACACCCTTCACGATCCGCCGGGTCTGCGTCTTCCGCCCGGCCAGGATCGCGCGGACCATCGCCGCGCTGAACAGGATCGGGCGTTCACGCATCGGCCGCCTCCTGCGGGCTGTAGTCCAGCGCGGTCGGGTGGCACGGGTCCGCGTGCTTTTTCCCGTCGAACCGGACGTAGACGTAGTGGCCGGCCGGGCCGGGCTTCGCGATCGTCCCGAAGGCGCCGGGGCCCTTCAGCTCGGTGTGGCGGACACGGGCGCCGATCACCGGGTCAACACCGTAGGTGCGACGAACGTAGCCGTAGGGGGCCACGGTGCGCCCCCCACGCCAGTTCGGGTTCCTCGGTCCGGGGTGGACGACACCCATCACAGGTCTCCTTCGAACGGTTTCGGGCCGCGGCGCGGCGCGTAGATTGGCGTCTGGCCTGCGGCGGCCACGACCTGCAGCCGGCCGGTCTCGAACAGCCAGCCGACGGTCTTGCGGTGCGCCTCCTCCCAGAAGGCCACCCGCTCCTCGCGGCTCATCTTGCGGCCCTGGTCGAGTTCGGCGTGGCAAGTGAAGCAGAGGTGGGCGACGCGGTAGTCGTGCGCCTTGATCCCCCGGCCCTTTGCGTCGCGCAACTGATTGGAGTGGGCGGCGACCACGTCGCCCCGGTTGGGCCCCCCGCAGCCGAAGCAGCAGGGGGCGTACCGGGCCGTCGCCAACAGGGCGGGGCTGCGGAACATCAGAGCGGACCCTTCAGGATGCGCTCTCGGACCTCGGCCTTGACGGCGCGATCGACCGCCTCGGCCAGCGCGTCGAGATCGACATGACCGTCGACCATCAGCGTCCGATCGGTCGCCGGGTCGAAGGTGTTGTCGATCCACGGCGCCCCATGACGATCCTCCCAAGCCTGCCGCTTCAGATCGGCGAGCACCGCCGCCTTGATCGCGTCCTTCATGCTCACTCCCCGTAGTCCGGGCCTTCGCCGTAGTCGGCGGCCTCGCCGTAGTCGCCGCCGGCCTCCTTCGGGGCGGCCGGACGCCGCCCCTTGGGAGCCTTTTTCGCCCCGAGCCGGTCGAGCTCGGCGGCCCACCACGCCTCGGCGTTGGCGCGGGCCGTGGCCTCGTCCGGCGCCCGGAAGATGACCGGGTGCAGTTCGGCGCCGCTCTTGCCGGTCGGCGTGGTGATCAGCGCCACCGCCCGGTACGGCGCCGGGGCGTCGGCGCTCAGGTAGGTGTGGACGATCACCGGCCGAGATCCTGGACGGCCTCGGCGGCGCCGGGCAGCTTGTGGGCGGCGGCGACGGCGAGGATGCGCATGGCCTTCTCCGGCGCGACCGCGTGGGCCTCGCGGATGAACTGGAGGTTGTCGGCGAACCACATGGGCCGCCCCTGCTCGGAGACGGTCTGCAGCTTGTTCAGCATGTCGGCCATCCACAGCGCCGGGTCGGTGTACTCCTTCGCCGGGTCGCTCGGCCGGAACTTGCCGCGCAGCACGGCGGTCTCTCCGGCGCCGTACTCGTCCGCCGCCTCGGCCTTCGACTGTTCCGGCGGCGCGGCCTGCGCCGGGTCGACCCGGTCCTCCGGGTTCCGCCGGATCTCGGGCTGGGCGAAGTGGGAGGCGGCCGCCTCGTGGCTGTCGAACTCCGGCAGGGCGTTGTTCTTGCCGGCCTTGGCCCGAGCGACGCCGGCGATGTAGGCGGGCTTGATCCCGTTCTCCCAGGGGTCGCCCGACAGGGTGTAGGGCCGGTCCGACGCCGCGGGCGCGGCCTGCGGCTGGTTCGGGTGGGCGTCCAGCACCCGGATGCCCTGGCTGTCGAGCGCGTAGCCGCGGATCTGTCCCTTCTCGTCGTAGTAGGGGCGTTGCTTGCTGGCGTTCGGCGTGTCGGTGGACAGCATGTAGAAGTCGCCCGTCGCCGCGGCCTCGGCCGGGGTCACCTTGGGCTCGGCCTTGGCCTCGACCTTCGGCCCGCCGACCCTCGCCGGAGTCTCGTCGATCTCCTCGAACGAGGCGTCGGTGATCACCGGCGGCGTGTCCGGCCCGGCCATGAAGTCGTCGGCCACGGTTTCGATCACCGGAGCGACCGCCCGCACATACGAGCCGCCGGAGCCGCCGAGTGCGGCAGGGTCGTCGACGACTTCGCCGGTCACCGGGTCGACCGCCGCCTCGGGTTCGTGCACGGCGTCGGCCGCCACGCCGGTCCCGCCGGACTCGGTGTCCGGGTGGGCGATCTTTTCGGCCCTCGACTTGCGCGGCTTCCTCGGCTTCTCGGGGGCGGCGATTTCGTGGTCGGTCGGCGCCGTAATATCGGCCGCGCCGAAGCGCTGGGCCATGACCTGCGCGTTCTTGGCCAGGCTCTCGCGATCCTCGGCGCTCAGCCCGGCGAACTCCGGCGCCGCGTTGATGTAGCCGATGGTCGACTCCAGCTGCTCGGCGCTCTCGCACTCCATCAGCAGCGCGCGGGCGTGGCTCAGGGCGTCGACCGGCTCGACCTCCGCCTCGACCACGGTCTCGCCCCCGGCGGCGACGTGCACGGCCTTGTCGTCGAACAGCTGGTCGTGGCCGATCTGCGGCGCCGCGGACTCCGGCCCGGGAACCTCGGTGAGGTACGAGTTCTCGTCGTGGGTCATCGCCTGCTGCAGGCGGGCGTTCTTCGGGGTGATCTTCAGCAGGCGGCGCAGCGGCGCCTTCTTGGCCATCTGGGCCGGCCAGTCGACGTTCGGGCCTTTCTTGGCCTTGGAGACGGCGCGGATCTTCTTCAGTTCCTTGCCGCCGATCACCTCGCGGAACACGCCGCCGTTGGTGGTGCGGATGATGCAGTAGGCCCCGGCGATCTCGGCGGTGATGTCGCGGTCGAGCGGCGGGCTGAAGCGGATGTAGCCGTCGTCGCCGCGCCGGTACTCGAACAGCTCCTCCTCGCCCTTGTAGACGACGTCGACCTCGACGTCCCGGTAGACCATGTTGCCCGCAGCGTCCCGGACGTCGTAGGCGATCTCCAGCATGCCCTCGTACATGGGCTGGTAGGTGGCGACGTTGCCGAACTTGGTGATCGCCGCCCGTTTGCCGTCGGGGACCAGCCCGTCCTTGGCGCACATCAGCGCCGCCTGCAGGACCGACCCGGCCGAACAGTCGAGCAGGTCCGGCTGCTTCACCAGCGCCTGCTTGATGACGGCGGTGAACACCTCGAAACTGATGCCGTAGGCGTTCAGGAAGGTCTCGTAATCGGCCCGGCGCTTGTCGAAGGCGGCGATCAGGGCGCCGGTGCGGGCCTTGCGCTGCTGGGCGACGGTCTGGCCGCCGCCCTCGTAGACGACGACGTCCTGGCCGTCGACGCGGTCCTCGGCGAGCTCCATGGCCGGAGCGGCGGTGCGGGTGGTGGCGGCGGCGTTACCGTCCATGGAAAGTCTCCTTCAGAGGTTCAGTTAGATCAGGCGGCGTCGTCGAGGACGCACGGCTCGCCGAGCTTGTCGCAGAGCACGCGGATCTGGCGCTCCATCGCTGCGTAGCGCCGCGCCATATCGGCGAGGTCGGGCCGCGGTTCGGGCTTCTTCTTCTCCGCCCTGGGAAAGCTGCCGAACACGACGCGGCGATAGCTGCCGACCGCTCCGGCCCTGTCGCCGGGATAGTCGGGGATGGCGGCGTCGCCGACCCTCTTGTCGCTCTGCCCCTCGACATAGGAGGCTGTGCCGTCGCCGTGCTGAATAAGGGCCAGCTTCAACGCCTCGTAGACCTTCACCGTCTCAACGGGGGTCAGCTTTCTGTACTTGTTCGCCATGATGATGCGGTTCCTGTGTGTTTTCTGCGACGTCACCGGCGGCCGTAGGTCGCCTTCACCGTCTCGTAGATGCGGACGCCGGGCAGGGCCTGGCCGCCGCGGTTGACGAAGCGCGACACGAAGCCCTCGAGCTCGTGGTCGAGGATCACGCTGCGCAGCAGGTTGAGGTCGATCTTGGCGGCGTCCTCGATCTCGAACTCCCAGACCGTGCGGCCGCCGACGGTGACGCCGGCGCCGGTGGTGGTGCGCACCACGTCCTTCACCGCCGCCTCGGCGGTCTGGGCCACCGCCTGCGCCGCCTCGGCCAGGTGCACGGCCTGCGCCTCGACCACCTCGGCGACGCGGTGCTGCCCTTGCGCCGCCAGCGCCTCTGCCTCGGCGATGCGGGCGGCCTCGGCCTCGCGCAGCCGTTTGGCCTCCTCCTCGGCGGCGATGCGGCGCAGGCGGTTCTGCTCGGTCTGCCAGGCGTCGTTGCGGCGCCGGACCGCGGCGTTCCACGCCTCCAGCCGCCCCTTCAGGCCCTTGGACAGGAACAGGCCGTCGATCACGTCGACCTTCTCCTTCAGCGGCGCCTTGGCGTCCTTGTGCGCCTTGTCGACCTTCTTCACGACCGCGCCGAGATCGACGACGAACTTGGAGGTCAGGGCCAGATCGGCCTCCGAGCCGACCGCCGCAGGCAGCTTGTCGTAGGCGGCCTCGAGGTCGGCCACCGCCCGGAACACCGCGGCGTGCTCGGCGCGGATCTCCTCCTCGAACGAGGGGGGCTGGTTGTGGCCGATCGTGGCCGCGGGGGCCGCCAAGGGGAACGGGTCCCCGTAGTCGGGCCCCTCGCCGTAGTCGTAGTCCTCGTAGGACTCGGCGCGGCACAGATCGTCGTAGGCTTCTTCACCGGGCATGGGCGCCCTCCTTCTCGTTGCGGCCTTCCTCGCGCGCGGCGTCGAGCAGGCGGTTCAGTTCGTCCGCGTAGATGCGGGAGCGGCCCCGGGCGGAAAGTTCGACGGCCACGCTGTTCGGCGTCAGCCGGCGAACCAGATCCCAGTTGCGGTCGGAAAGGCCTACGGGCGCGCGCATCAGTCCACAATCTGGCTGTAGGAGGGGAAGTCCTCGACCGCCGGATCCCACAGCGTCTCGAGGTCGACCCACATGGGCTTGCCGGAGCCGTCGTCGTTGAAGCCGAGGCCGTAGTGGGCGGCGTACTGGTGGAAGCCGGCGATCGCCTGCTGGTACTGGCCGAGCGCATAGTTGTAGATCGCGCCGTGCTTGCCCTGGCCCTCGGTCGCCATGCCGCCGGGGCCGTGCCACTCCATGACGATGCCCTTGGCCCGCGGCGCGCCGTCGGTCTTGTAGAAGACCCACACCCAGCGCCACGTCTCGGCTCGGGCGATCTCCTGCAGCAGTTCGATCTCGGCCTCGCAGCCCGGGGGCGCGAAGATCTTCCCGGCGGCGACGAACTCGCGCAGCTTCTGCCGGGCCTTCTCGTAGTGCACTGCCTGCAGCGGATACCAGCGGATCGCCGCGTCCCGCAGCATGGCCTTGTGGAACTCGCGCCCCTCCCAGTTGGAGAACGACTTCAGGTCGATGCTGGCGTTCGGCTTCAGCTTGTCGAGCCGGGCGCGGAACCGGATCTTCACCACCGCGGCGCCGATCTGCACCTCCTCGGTCCAGAACACCGACACCTCCGACAGGCCGCCGGTGAACGCCTTGCCGAGCCGCGTCGGCTGGCTCGGCGGCCCCATCAGCAGGCGCTCCATCAGCGTGATCTTGCCGAAGTCCGTCCGGCTGATCGGCCGCTTGCCCTGCTGCGCCCACTTCGCGACGATGCGCTCGAGCACCGGGGCGTTCGGGTCGCAGGCCAGCACCCGCTCGATCAGATCGGCCTTGGAGCCGGACACCTTCTCGCCGCGATCCTTCAGCCAGGCCTTCATGTCGTCCATGGTGTCGAGCGCGTTCGGGTGGTCGTACTTCGTCGGCTCGACGCCGTAGACCGTGCGGAACGTCTGCATGCCCTCCAGCAGCGCGACGTGCAGCGCCGAGCCGAACTCCAGGGCGTTCTTCTTCTTGCGCGCCTGCGGCTGCAGCAGGTTGAACGGAGAATTCCACCACCAGTCGATGGGTGAGGAATACAACATCTTTATGGAAGAAGACCCGAGCGCCCAGTCTTCGAAATAGGCGTCCTCGCTCATGTGGAGATGCACCCCGTCCGGGTGCTCGACGATGCTAGACATGCTTCCACTTCCTCCGAAGTTTGATTGCGGAGATGGTCGTTTCTCCAACCTTGTACGACCGGGCCAATTCGGCAGTTGATTTCGTCGAGGCCCTGATCTCGATGACCGTCTTTTCCGTCAGCTTCGCGCTGCCGTGTCTCTCGCCTCTGGCGGTGCGCCCGTGCCGCTCCCTGTCAGCCATGTTCTGCGCCTGCGTCTTCCAAGCCAGATTGCCGAGCCGGTTGTTGGTCGGGTCGCCGTCGTCGTGCGCCCCGCCCGTTCCAGCCGGTCGCGGGCCGATGAAGGCGTTCAGGACGAGTTGATGAACGAGACGATTGCGGCGCTTGCTGTTCTCGTCCCTGAGCTCCACCGTGACATGGCCGCCGTGGCGTCCGTTGCTGGTCTGCGCCAAGATCCACGGCGCTCTGGGGCGAGTCACGCCGCTGGCCTTGTGGTGGATGCTGCGCACGCGCCCGAGGTCGGAGACCTCGTACAGCCCCTCGTACCCGACGACGGGAAGCCAGCGCTCGGCCGTGATCTGGGCGCCGTCCATCAGGCGTCGATCCACGCGCGCCGGTACGGCGACCAGCGGACAGGCGGCGCGCCGTTGACGTTGATCCAGTCGGCGGCACTGAGCCGGATCCACAGATCGGCGATCGCGTCGACTGCGGACGGGCCCGTGCCGACCGCGTCCCGGCCGTCGATCCTGACGCCGGCGATGAAGGCGTCGAAGCCGCCGTTCGGCGATTCCGGGGTCAGCACGTCGCCGAGCATCTGCAGGCGCTGCATCAATTCGCGGCTGACGTGGCGGCGATCGGATGTCGGGCGGATCGGCACGACCCGGTCTATGGCCTTGGCCTCGCCGACGCTCAGCGGCGGCCGCGAGGCGCGCGGCTCGACCACCGCGATCAGCTTCTCGAGCGTCTGGCGGATCAGGTCGGCGGGGATCTGCAGCGCCACCGCCTCGTCGCCGCGGGGATAGATCACCAGGACGCCGTCCGGATCGACCGCGACCTGCAGATTCTCGTCGGCGAGCAGCGCGACGAAGACGCCCGTTTCGGGCGCGGTGTGGTTCATGGGCGGCCTCCTGTGCGGCGCTTGCGAACGTGATTTGCAAGCCGGACCATATGGGCGGTTTCTTGGGGCGTCAAACACGAAATTGAGTTGCGGCGCAAATTTCTGCGCTGTACGGTCCCGCCATCTGATCGCGACCACAAGGGGCCTACATGACCCGCATCGAAGAAGCCGAGCAGCAGATCAAGGTCGCCGCGTTCGAGCTCGGCGTGCCTGAATTGGCCAAGCGTGCCGGGCTGAACGAGAACACCGTGCGCAAGCTGCTGAAAGCCCCGCCCGCCGCGGTGGGCAACCTGAAGAAGCTCGAATCGGTGGCCCAGAGGCACGCCGACGAGAAGGCCGCCACGGCCGCCTGACACCCCGCGCGACGTCGGGCCGCAGAGCTCGCGCGTGCCGCATCATTCGAATTTCCCGTCGGGGGAAAAGGCCGGCGCGGCGGCCGTCAATCCGCGCGGAGGAGAATCGCATGAGCGATCCCGCAGGCGACGGCCACAACGGCCCGACCCGAGAAGACTTCCTCAAGGCGGTGGCGATCGCCGAGCAGGACGACGCCGACCTGGACGCGATCAAGGCCCGGCGCAGCCGCAACCGCAAGAAGTTCAAGGCGCAGAACATCGAGCTCGGCGACCTCGACCAGGTCCGCAAGATGCTGGGCTGGACCATCGGCGAGATCCGCACCTACTTCACCCGCAAGCTGAAGTACCTCGGCTTTGTGAACATCAAGGTCGGCACCCAGTTCGACCTGTTCAGCGAGGCGCAGCCGACCGGCGCCACCGAGGACGTGCGCTGGGCGGGCAACTTCGCCGGCCTGAAGGGGCTGAAGGCGTCGCCGCCGCCGTCGCTGAGCCCGGCGCAGGTCCAGCTGTGGATGGAGGGCTGGGGCGAGGGCGACAAGGCCCGCGCCGAGGCGCTGGCCGAGGCCGCCGCCGAGGCGCTGAAGGCCGACACCGTCCAGAGCGAGGCCGACCGGCTGCAGCCGGGCACCCCGCCGGGCGCCTCGCCGCACCAGCTGGGCGACGCCGAGGGCGGCGACTACGGCGAGGAGCCGTCCAACGTCGTGCCGCTGACTCCAAGCCTGGCCGAGGAACGCGCCAAGGAGCAGGCCGAGATCGACAGGGCGGCGGCGGCGCTGGGGGCGAAGAAGCCCCGGGCCCGCAAGGGCGCGGCCGTCAACTGATCCTTAACCCCGGCGCCGGACACAGGGCGGCGCCGGGTTCGTTTCCAAGTCGGGGGAGTTCGTAATGTTGGTGTGCTTCGATCCCGGCCGCCATCTCGGCGTCGCCCGGGGGCCGGTCGGCGTGATCGACCGGGTCGTGCTCAGGACCCACAAGCTGCGCGACGTGACCGCGCTCGGGCCCTACCTTTCATCGGCGACGGACTTCATCCTGCGGGAGATCGACGGCGCCACCGCCTGCGCCGCAGAGATCCCCAACACCGCCGGCCAGAACCACACCGGCATCCGCAAGAACTTCGCGCTGGTCGGGCACATCGCCTGGCTGTGCGCCCAGCGCGGCGTGCCGTTCCGCGAGGTTCCGGTGCACGAGGCCAAGCTGGCCCTGACCGGCCGCGGCAACGCGCAGAAGCCGGACATGATCGCCGGGGCGGCCGAGAAGTTCCGTATCCCGGCACACCTCCTCGACGAGCACATGGCCGACGCCGCTGGCGTTTGGTTCGTGTTCAGCTTCGGCGCGCCGCCGTCGAAGACGCAACTGGCCAAACAGGCCGCCGCCGCGCGCCGGGAAGCCAAGTCGAAGGGGGCGCTGCTGTGAGCGGGGCGACCGACCGTCCGTGGGACGACGACGAACTGGCGGCGCTCGATCGCCTCGACCACCTGTCCGCGGCGAAGGCGGCCGCCGCCCTGACCGAGGCGGGCTGGCCGCGCACCCGAAACGCGGTGAACAACATGCGCCGGTTCCGTCAGGAACGGCCGGACGAGCCGCCGTTGAAGGCCACGAAGGGCGGCGGCGACGCCGAACTGGTGCGCCGCATCGCCCTGGCCCTGCGCGAGCAGCAGAGGCGGGCCGCCTGATGCCCTGCGTCCCCTTCAGGGCGAACGGCGTGACCGGCATCGTCTGCACCGGGCGTCCGAAGCGCTGCCGGTGCGGCTCCGGCCGGCCGGCGACCCTGCTGTGCGACTGGAAGACGCCGCAGGGCAAGAAGCCGACCTGCGACGCGCCGATCTGCGTCGTCTGCACCCACAGGCCCGCGCCCGGCAAAGACCTGTGCCCGGCGCACGCGGCCGAATGGAAGGGACGCCGGCGATGACCGCCTACAGCAATTTCGACGACGTTCCGCGCAAGCACTACGGGGTGATCTACGCCGACCCCGCGTGGAAGTTCAAAACCTACGCGCCGCCGAAGGAAGGCGCGAAGGGCCGGCGCGACGTGGAGCGCCACTACCCGACCATGACGCTGGAGGAGATCAAGGCGCTGCCGGTGCGCCGGGTTGCGGCGAAGGACTGCTACCTGATCCTGTGGTGCACCTGGCCGTTCCTCGAGCACGGCTTGGCCACCCTGAAGGCGTGGGGCTTCACCTACTCCAGCAGCTTCAAGGTCTGGGCCAAGCTGCGCGAGGGGTTCAGCCCGACCCGGGCGTTCATCACCAACCCGGACGATTTCCCGATCGGCACCGGCTACACGACCCGCAAAAATTCTGAATTCTGCCTGCTCGGCCGGCGCGGCTCGCCGAGGCGGCTGGCCCGCGACATCCCCGAGCTGATCGTGGCGCCGGTGCGCGAGCACAGCCGCAAGCCCGACCTCCACGCCGAGATCGAGCGCTACGCCGCCGGGCCCTACCTCGAGATGAACGCCCGCACGGCGGTCCCGGGCTGGGACCAATGGGGCAACGAGGTCGAGAAATTCGTCCGGCCGCCGGAGCCACCGAAGGCGGAGCCGCTGATCGCGCCGGTGCAACCCTGCATGTTCCAATCCCGGGGGGGAGAATGAACGACAAGCCGAAATTCAGGAGCGGCGTCCGCGCGACCCGCGTCAGCGGGCTCAGCCGCTTCGAGTCCGCCGCGGTCGAGCCGGACCGGGTCGTCGAGCTGTGCGGCACGGACACCTACTGCTCAGAACACCAGGACCTGGCCGTCCTGAAGGGGGAGGCGTGATCAGTTTCGGCAGCGTCTGCAGCGGCATCGAGGCCGCGACGGTGGCGTGGGCCCCGCACGGCTTCCAGCCGGCCTTCTATTCCGAGATCGACGCGTTCCCGCGGGCGGTCCTTCAACACCGACACCCGGGGGTTCCGCTTCATGGCGACTTCACGACGATCCGCGCAGGCGAGTATGGGCCTATTCGACTCCTTGTCGGAGGCACCCCCTGCCAGTCCTTCAGCGTCGCCGGGCTCCGCGGCGGGCTGGACGACGACCGCGGCAACCTGGCGCTCGAGTATCTTCGGCTGGCTCAACGCCTGCGCCCCGACTGGCTGGTATGGGAGAACGTCCCCGGCGTCCTGTCGTCGAACGGCGGACGGGACTTTGGAGCCATCCTCGGGGGCCTGGTCGAACTCGGGTATGGGTTCGCCTACCGAACTCTGGACGCTCAGTACGTCAGAACATGCCGCTTCGGACGGGCTGTCCCACAGCGACGCCGTCGTGTCTTCGTTGTCGGACATTCTGGAGGCGATTGGCGCCGTGCCGCTGCGGTACTTTTTGACCGCGAAAGCCTGTCTGGGAATCCTCCGCCGCGCCGCCGGCCGGGGTCGGCAGTTGCCGCCCTTACTGCAAACGGCGTTGGAACGTGCGGCGCGGACGACAACCAGGCCCAGGCCGGACATCTGATCCCGGTCGCCTTCGCCCTGCGCGGCCGCGACGACGCCGGGGCAGTCCCCGAGGTGCACGGCCGCGGCGACACGGTCGGCGCGCTGCGCGCGGCCTCCGGCGGCTCCAGCCGCGACTACATCGCTTTCCAGACCCGAGGCTCGAACATCGACCTCGGGCCGGACGTGTCTGGCGCCATCGGCACCAACTGCGACCGGGCCTCCGGGTCGGCGCCGATGGTGGCCACCGACTGGGCGGTGCGCCGGCTGACCCCGCTGGAGTGCGAGCGGCTGCAGGGTTTCCCCGACAACTGGACCAAGATCCCGTGGAAGGCGTGGCGGCCCATGGACACGGACGAGACGCCGGAGTCGTGCATGGAGCTCGGGCTCGAGGTGCGCCAGACCAAGGGCTCCGGCCGCTGGCGCGTGAAGGACGTGGACGGCCCGCGCTACAAGGCGCTGGGCAACTCGATGGCGGTCAACGCGATGGAACTCATCGGCGAGAGGATCGCCCTGGTCGACGCCATGGAGGTGCTCAAGATGTAGCTGAGGAGATACGATCAGGCGCGGTTGCTAGACGATAGCGCCGGCCCTTAAACAGATCGGGCGGACCTGCGCCAACAGGACCGCCCGGAACTGACAATCACGGCCACCCACCGAAAAGGAACAGGCCATGCGAGACGGGTATATAACCCGCGGCGTCTTCGTGCGCCATAGTAGTCGCGCAGCAGGCGACTCCCGGTACGGCAGCGTGTTATGAACACAGCGCTCGCCCTACCCGCCCCGATGACGCCGGAAGACTGCGATCTGCGGTCGATGGCGTGGTTCCCGCTGCACCACAAGCGCCTGCGCCGGTCGTCCTGGTGGCTGAAGGCGTCCGACCAGGCCAAGGCCATCAGCGTCGAGCTGTGGTGCGAGGCCTACGAGCAGGTCCCGGCGGCCTCGCTGCCGGACGACGACATCGCCCTGTCAGTGGCGGCCGGGTTCGGCCGGCGAGACCTGTCCGGCTGGCTGGCCGTGAAGGCCGAGGTGATGGGGCCGTGGGTGCTGTGCGCCGACGGCCGCTGGTATCACCCGACGCTGGCCGAGATCGCCGTCGAGACGTGGTCGACCCTGCAGGACCGGCGCCGCCGGGAGCGGGAAAAGAAGCGCCGCAAGCGCGGCTCCCCTGGGGAAGACGGCGACGATCCCCGGGGAACGGGGGTCGTGTCCCCCGGGGAAATCGCCACACAAGACATAACAGGACAAGACACAACAGAAGATCATAAGTCCGCTGACGCGGACTCGTCGGCTTCGCCGCCCCATGTTCAGGTCGGGAACGCGCCGGACGCTGCTCCGGTTCCCGAAGGCCCCGACTACGGCGAGGAGCCCGAGATGGTGGGGGTGGTGACCGTCGGCGCGCGGCACGCCGCGGACCTGGCGCTCGTTCCGGCCCGGATCGACGAGGTGCGGCAGGCGTTCGACCTCTACAACGAGGCGGCCCGCGAGCATGGCTGGTCGGTCGCCGAGAAACTGACCGACGACCGCCGCAAGAAACTGAGGGCCCGGCTGCGTAGCTCCAAGGGCCTGGTCGGATGGATGCAGGCGCTGAAGCAGGTGACCGAGAGTGATTTTCTGATGGGACGGCGGCCCGGCCGCGACGGCCCCTTCAAGATGCACCTCGATTTTCTGTTGCAGTCGTCGAGTTTTCAGAGATTGATCGAAGGGCGTTACGCCAGCACAGGAGGCGGAAATGGCGCAGGAACTAGCTTTGGAAGGGGGGCGCGCTCTCGCGCCGACGACATCGGCAGTTTCCACCGGGCCTTTGTGGGCTCTGGCGACGAAGGCGACGACTACGGCTGAGCAGCGCGACGCGATCGTGAACCGCATCGCCTCGACCCCGGCGCTGCGTCAGGACGCCGCCCGGTTGCTGCCGCAGTTGCAGGCGATGATCCGGCCCGCGACCCGGGAGGAGGCCTACGCCGCGGTCCAGCCGCTGATGCTGCTGCGCAAGCTGCCCGACTTCGGCACCGGTCCCGAGGCGGCGGCGCTGCAACGCAACTTCATGCAGCTGTTCCTGGAGAAGCTGGACGCCTTGCCCGCCGCGGCGCTGAAGGACGGCGTCGACGAGTTCCTGCGCACCGCCAAGGGGTCGTACTTTCCGTCGCCGGGCGAGATCAACGAACTGGCCGAGCCCTACGCCGTGAAGCTCCGGATGGCCGAGTACCGGATCAAGCGGGCGCTGCAGGCGCAGGCGGCGTCGAAGCCGGTGGTGACCGAGGCGGAGCGCGCCATGATCGCCAGGGGCATGAAGGAATTGCCCGAGCTGATGGCGCGGCGGAAGGTGCCGGAGGCGCACCGCCCGGCGTTCGGTGTGACGCCGCAGATGATGGCCGCCAGGCTGCGCGAGCACGCCGGACGGGACGAGGAAGGAAAGGACTACGGGGAATGACGGCTCTGATCGGACCGGCGCGCTGCGCGCCATGCGGCGAGGATTTCCACGCGATCGAACGCGGCGGCGGGGCGCCGACCTGCCCGGAGTGCGACGGCGACGCGGTCTGGGTCGGCGAGCCGGAAACCATGCCCGACGACGCCGCCGAAGGCCTTGTGGTCGACTGAACAAAGCAAACGGCCCCGGATCACCCTCCGGGGCCGTTCGACGGGCGGCGACCCATCTGCGGGCCGTCCGTCATGGAAACGCGTTCGGGGCGCGCCCGCCCGTCGATCCGGTCGGCCGAAGCCGCCGAAATCAGTACAGGCCGGCGCTGCGCTCGAGATCGCGGCGCCGGTCCCGCTCGAGCCGGTCGCCGTATTCCAACTCGAGCTCCAGGCGGCACCGCTCGCGCGCCGCGGCCCCGGGGTAACGGTCGGCGCAGGCCCGCGCGATCCGCTCGGTCGGCGTCGGGCCGTGTTTCTCGTACCAGAGCCCGACCGCCAACACGGCCACCAGGCCGGCGGCGAACCCGAGGGCGCACTTCAGCAACAGCTTCATGGGTCTCCTCCCCTTCTCAGCGGCGCCAGCGGCGCCACGCCAACCACCACAAAACGTCCAGCATGTCGTCGAGCCGGGACACGGACTCCTGATCCATCTACGCCGCCTCGTCCACCACCAGCGCCCGGCGCATCGCCTCGGGCGTCAGGGTCAGGCCGCGCCGGATGGCGTCGCGCATCAGGGCGTAGGCGCGCGCCTCCGGGCTGTCCAACGGCGTCAGCACGCCGTCGACCCGCCCGACCCGCCCGGCCTCGATCAAATCCATCACCAGGTCGTGGGTGCGGCCGACGCCGAGCCCGGCCAGCGCGCCGATCGCGCGCACCGTCGGCTTGCGGCCGGCGGCGTGGATCCGCCGGATCGCGTCCAGCACCTCGCCCATCGCCGGGGTCACGGGCGGAGGGCTTTCAGCAGGGCGGCGCAGACGGCGAGGGCGGGGGTTTTGCCTTCCCCGAGCGCGTCCTTCGCGTCGGACAGCCTCATTAGGTCCGCCGTTTGAACGCCGGGGCCGAAGGAAACCATCCCGACCCACCCCGGCAGCACCCGCTCGACCAGCCCGAGGGCGCTATCGAGGGAGGCGGTGTAGGCGGGGACCTCAATGCGTCCGACGTGTACGAGGCTGGCGGGGGGATTGGCGACCAGAGCGGCCCATACTTCGCGGTCCAGTTCCCGATCTGGCCCGCCAGCCCCTTCCACCCGTTCCGAGAGGGGGGTTAGGTCAGCCATGCCGACTTGCACTTTCATCGCTCCCCCTCCCCGCCCGGAACGACCGCAGCCTGATCGGGGGAGGCGAGGGCGCGCGCTAGATCGTCTGCGATGACGGCCGGGTCCGCGCATGGGCCGATGACCATATCCGCGCCGTGGACTGTCATGTTCTCGGACAGGCAGAGCAGGTAGCCGATCGCGCGCGCCGCCGCCTCCCGCAGCTTCTCCCCCTCCCCGGCGGATTGGGCGAGGGTGGCTTCGGCTTTGGTGATGGCGGAGCGAGCTTCACCGACAAAGTTGGTGATAGTCTGCCGATCAGCCACAGTGAATTGCGGGTTTGGGTCCATCGCCCAGTCGAGGTAGTAGGCGGCCCTCCGGAGCGTTTCCAGCAGATCGCCTGTCGCAGCCTCGCCCGCCGGTTCGTCCTGCTGGTGGAGGCCGGCGGGGGTGTTCGAGCCAGGGGCGGGGAACAGTCCGATCACTTCCCACTTGTCGCCTTCAAGCTCGCGCTCGATGAAGCGGCAGAGTTGACCGTCGAACAGGCGGAGTTCACCCGGCTTCGGCGCGCTCTCGGTGTCCGTGCTGGACGGTTCCGGCGTGGCGGGGAACGTGAAGGCGTCGTCGCCGCCCCGGACCTCGCACCACAGCTTCACGTCCGCGGGCAGGTAGGCCCACGTGTCGAACTGCTCAGCGATGTAGCCGAGCCCGAACGCGTCGCCGCCGTCGTCGATCACGCCGCCATCGTGGACGTAGAACAGGCGCGCGCCGCTGCCGTCGTTGTACGGCGCGATGATCCTCCGCCCGGGCTCGGGTTGTTCGGACGCGGGCCGCCAGCCGCTGCCCAAGCCCTGCGCGGGTCCGTGCGGCGGGAGGGCGGGGTTTGATGCGAGAGCCGCAAGCACATCGAACCGCGAGGCGTCGTCCATAGCCCCGCGCTCCCGTTCCAGCATGGCGCGCTGGCGGCACCAGCGGGCAAGAAGAGCCTCTTCGGCCGGGTGCTCTTGGACCGGGACGGCTCGGGCCGCAAAATCATCCGTCCCGGGCGAGAGGGCGTTGCGGAGATACTCCTCCGCCGCGTTTATGATCGGGCTCGCGTCGATCTCCCCGCCCACCGTCCCGGGCTTGGCCGACGAGAGGGCGGCGATAGCGTCGGCCTTGGCGAGTGCGTCGGCGCGGGCTTCGGCGAGGCTCATGTTCCGATATACGCGCTGGTGGTGCGGCGTCTCGTCCTCGAACGCGCTCGGTTCGATGATCCGCGCCACCTTCTCCCGCAGGGCTTCCAACCCGCCAGCCTCCGAGGGCTGCGCGAGGGCGGAGAGAACTGTGCGGAGGTCTTTCACGCTGACGTCGATGTCGTCCCACAGGTCGGCGCGCTCGCCTTCGCTCTCCAGTTCGTCAGCAACGTCACGATCGAAGTCGTCGATCTGCTCTTGCAGCCGACGTGCGGCGTTCGCCACCTTCTCCCGTCCCCCTATCAGAGCGGGGGCGTCGACCACGGCCAGCACCTTGCGGGCGCGGTCCACCTCGCTAAGGAACCGCCGCTCGGCGTCGGCCCAGGCCTCCTCCTCGGACTTGAAATGGCGGGTCTCCATCTGGCCCTTCCACGGGGCGTCGTAGTCGAACGCCGGGCCGGGGCCGTGGCTGGAACGCTGGTGGACGCTGTAGCCGAGGCGAACCATCTGGTCGCGCAGGCCCGGGGCGGTCGTGTCGGTCGGTTCGTTCATTTTTTCGTCCAGTCTGAGGGCTCGTGCCCGAGGGCGATCAGGTGGGCCCAGGCCCGGTAGCGTTCGCGCACCCAGCGGGGCGCTTCTCTCCATGCGCGGCCGCGAGCCTGATAGTGATCGCCGAGCCAGAGTTGGATGGCCAGCGTCTCGATCGCCGCCCGCTCGGCCGCCTCGCTCATGGTCAGGCGGGGAGGGCGGCCAGCGCCGCCGCCAGGGTCGGGTAGACGGTGCGGTCGGCGCTCGGTTCCGCCTCCCATTCCTTCTCGCCGGCGCGGTCGAAGCGGTAGCGGGTCCACATCAGCCGGTAGCCGCCGTGGCCCAGCACCGGCTCGAGTTTCGGGGCGGTGTGGGCGCCGGGCGTGGCGTGCATGGCGGCGGTCACGACGGTTTCCGGGCTTCATGGCCCGGCTCCTCATGGCGGAACACCTCGCCGAGGTCGCGCATGTCCGCCGCCTGCCCGCACCGACAGATGAAGAAGTGCTCGGCCTCGTCGGCGGGGCCGCCGTCCGCGCGCTCGCCCGGCGCGATGTAGGGCAGGGCGCGCGTCACCGCGGCAACTCCCCCTGCCCGGGCCACAGCTCGACCGGCGGCAGCGGGCCGTAGGGACAGTACGGCCCCATGCGCCACAGCCAGTCGCAGGCGCGGATCAGCCCGGCGCTCGGGCTGCGCTCGGCGCGCTGGCCGCCGACCATCTCGAACCCGCTCATCCGGCAGCTCAGCCACTTGTGGCCGACGCCGAGCCAGGCGGCGACGCGGTCGACCGCCCGGAAGCGGGCGTCGTACCATTCGCGGAAGGCGTCGACGTCGTCGGCCGGAACCGGCAGGTCGTGGCCGAACAGGGCGTGGGCGCAGGCCAGCGCGATCCACTTCGGCGCGCCGGTCTTCTCCATCTGGCGGACCTGGAAGTCCGACACGCCGAGAAAGTCCTGCGCCTTCATCGCCTGCTTGCGGGCCTTGGCGACCAGCTTGATCTCGGCGCGCCAGCGGGCGAACTCGGGGCCCGACATCCACATCGGCTCCTCCTCGCCGTAGTCGACCGGGCGCGCCAGATCGGCCAGCGCGTAGAGCAGGGCGGCGCGCGCCGGGCGCCAGCCGTAGACGTGCATCGACTCGTGGATCAGCTTGTCCACGGCCTCGGCCGTGCCGCCCCAGGAGCCGGAGCACGCCTCGGCGACGGCGTCGGCGCGGGCGCGCAGGGTGCGGCCCTGGCCGCGGGGGGTGATCTTGCGGGCGGCGGTCATCGGGGTCCGAACTCCTGTTCGGCGAGGGCGGGCGGCGGGGTCAGGATCTCGGCCGCGTCGGCGAAGGTGAAGGGCGGAGCGACGGGCGCGGCCGGCGGCGGTTCCGTGGCGCGCCATTCCGCCTCCGGGATCAGGTCGGTGTCGTCGGGGTGGACGGCGATCCGCCCGTCCGCCCGGCGCACGATGTAGGCGTCGCTGGCCGGGTCGTGCAGGACGATCGCCACCGTCTCCTCGAGCGCGGCGCTGTAGGCCCGGGCGCCCTCGCGCATCACCGGGCCGCGCCGGGAGATCACGCTGAAGTCGTCGGCGTCGAGGCTGAGCGCCGAGGCGTAGAGCCGATTGGCCGGGGTGACGCTGACGCTGCCGTCTTCGTAGGCGGAAGACACGACACAGGCGATCTGGAGAAGGACGCGATCGCCGCGCTTGAGAGTGGTCATGGGGGCCTCCTTGTGGCCGTTGGCGGGGGTGTGAGGGTCAGACGCGCAGCGGCATCAGCACGCCGATGCGCTCGCCGGGCGCGTCCGGGTATTCGACCCGGGCCGGTCCGACGACGTACGGCGCCTCCATCAGCAGGATCGCCCGGCCGTAGGCGCTCACCGCGTCTCGCAGGTAGGCGGAGTTGAACCCGGCGTGGGTGGCGTCGCCGGTCACGGTGCACGGCAGGCCGGTTTTCGCCTCCTCGCCGTCGAGGTTGCGAACCGTGGCGTCGAGCCCGCCGTTCGCCGACTCGAGCCGGACTGATCTGGACTTCTCGCACGACACCCTGGCGACCGAAGCGAGCGCGGCGGCGAACGCCTTCGTGTCGTCGATCTCGACGCGGGTGGCGAAGTCGCCGCGCGGCACGACGCGCCAGAAGTCGGGGAAGAAGCCGTCGATCAGCTTGGTGGTCAGCACCCCGTCGGCCGTCACGAACCGGGCCTGCGGCGGGCTGTTCGTGACGGCGTCGTCCTTGTCGCAAATCTCGATCTCGACCGTGCCGGCGCCGAGCCGCTTGCGCAGCACCGCGACCGCCGCCCGCGGCACGACGGCCGACGCTCCGCTGACCCCCTGCACCGTCCCGGTGAACGGGTCGGCCGTGCCGGCGATCGCCATGCGGTGGCCGTCGGTGGCGACGAGGCGCAGGCGCGCAGTGCCGTCGGCGACTTCCCGCACGAAGGCGACGCCGTTCAGATAGTAGCGGGTCTCCTCGGTGGAGATGGCCGGCGCCACGAAGCGCAGCATGTCGGCCAGTTCGGCGCCGTTCATCGTCGCCCGCGCCGGATAGTCGCGCAGCGCCAGCAGCGGGAACTCATGCGCCGGCCGGGCCCGGAGCCTGCGCGTGACGCCGTCGGCGACCACCACCAGGCAGGCGCCGTCGTCGCGGGTCAGCGACAGGTCGGTCGCGCCCTGCACCGCGCCCTTCAGGTCGTGGGCGGTGACGCACAGGTCCATGTCGGGGAGCGGCGCGTCGGTCAGGGTGGTGGAATACTGCATGTCCAGATCGGTGGCGAACAGCGCCAGCACGCCGCCCTCGACCTTCAGCCGCAGGCACCGGACGATTTCCGCAGGGGCCGCCTTCGGCGTCACCTCGCAGCAGCGGGCCACGGCGGCGGCGAAGGCCTTGGCGCTCCAGCGCAGGTCGGCGGCGCCGGCTGCGGGCTTCTCGGCCTTCGGCTTGCGCAGCACGGCGGCCAGCATGTGGGCGACGTCGCAGGCCGCGCCTTCGGACACGGCGCGGTCGTAGGCGGCCAGGGCGGCGGCGGCGGTGGTGGCGGCGAGCGCGGGCTTCATTCGGGTCTCGAGTTTCATGGTTGGCGGTCTCCTGTGTGGCCGGGCCTCACCCCGGCGGACTGATCGTCCGGCCTGAACCTCGGCGCCGAATGGGGGCGGACACCGAGGCTCATGCGGGAAGGTCAGCGTTTCATGGCGTCACCTCTTGCCTTTCCGGGACCAGCCGCCCCGTGGGGCCTCCGGAGACAGGGCGCTCCGGAGGCCCGGCGGGAAGGTCGGTTGTGAGGACTCCCCTTCCGCTAGACGCGGCTCAAGGCGTCCTTGAGCAGGTCGTGGAAATTCGCCTCGTCCCGGGCGTCCGGGAATCTCGAACAGTAGAGCGCCGTGGCGTGCTTCGACGTGGTGGCCGAGTGTTTCCGGTGCGCCGGGTTGAACAGGTCGGTCCCGGGACTGCTGAAGGCGATGCAGGACGCATAGCTGAAGTACAGCGTCACGTCGCCGATCTGGACGGTGTGGGCGTTGGACGCCCGGTTGACGAGTGCGATTTTCACCGGCGCCTCCCTAGGCCGTTTTCTTCCGCAGGGCGGCCAGGGTCTGGCCGTGCCGGGCGCAGGCTTCGGCGATCTGGCGCATCTCCTCGCACAGGCCGCCCGGAACCGCGTCCTTCATCTCGGCGACCTCGCCGGCCTCGCGGCCGATCTCGGCCATGCGG